TCACTGTGCTGCACGTCGTGCTGCACGCGCCGGGCCGTCGCCGAGCACCGCACGTACGGCATCCCACTGTGAGTTCGCCAGGTGCGAGTACCGCTGGGTGGTGAGCACCGACTGGTGGCCGAGCAGGTCTTTGACTGCGAGGATCGGGACGCCGGCCTGGACGAGCCGCGACGCGTAGGTGTGGCGAAGATCATGCAGTCGGGCGGCGGTGATCTCTTCCCGGCCGTCGGCGGCGAGCCGGGCGTTGGCGTGGGTGAAGGCTCGTTCCCACCGGGCGCGGAGCTTGGCGCCGTCGAGGGGGTTGTTGCCGCGGCGGCCGCGGAGCACGAGCCCGGTGCGGGCGGTGACCTTCGGGTCGTAGGGCACGTCGGCGGGGGTGCCGGGCCCGCGCGCGGTGAGCTCGTCCTGCAGCATCTTCGCCAGCCGCTGGGAGATGGGGACGGTGCGTTGCTGCCACGACTTGGGTGGCTTCATGGTCCGGCCGACCGAGTCCCAGGAGCGGGCGACGCGGACGGTGCGGGCGAGCAGGTCGACCGATTCCCAGTGCAGTCCGAGGGCTTCGCCGAGGCGTAGGCCCGTGCCGACGAGCAGTTCGACGACGAGGACGTCGGGCGGGTCGAGCTCGTAGAGCAGCTCGGCGAGCTCGGCGTCGGTGAGGAACCGGTCGAGGTGTTGGCCCTGTTTCGGCAGCTTCACTCCGGTGGCGGGGGAGGTGGTGAGCAGTCGGGCGTGCACGGCGGCGCGCAGTGACGAGGACAGCAGGTGGAAGCACTTGGTCACGGTCGAGGGGGACAGGCCGGTGTCCTCGAGTTCGCGGAGCCAGGTCTGGATCTGGTGGGCGGTGATGTCGCGGAGTCGGGTGTTCTCCCATCGGGGTCGGACGTGCTTGGCGAGGCGGAGTTGGTCGCGGGCGAGGGTGCCGGGGGCGACGCGGCGGGCGGTGAGCCAGCGTGGTTCCCAGTCGCCCCAGGTGAGTCGGGCGGCTTCGGCGGAGGTGGGGGACAGTTGTTCGGACTGCTCCTTGGTGGCCGCGGCGTTCATCGCGTCCTTCTTGCGATCGAACGTGCCGGCGGAGCGGATGCGGCCGGCGGCGTCGCGGTACATGCCTTGGTAGCGGCCGGAGGGCAGTTGCCTGGTCCATGCCATCGGGTGGGGTCCTAGTTCTCGAGTGCCTTGTTCAGTCGTGTGCGTTCGTCGGGGGTGAGGCCGCGCAGGCGGGCTTGGACCATGGGCATGTCGACCCAGAGTTCTTCGGACAGCTCCCACAGGTCGGTGGTCCAGCGCATGGCGGCGATGAGGGCGTCGAGGGTGATCAGGCGGCGGGCCGCGAGTTGTTCGACGGTGCGTTCTTCGCGGGGGCCGAACCAGGGGTGTTCTTCCTGGCCGGGGTGGATGCCACGGTCGAGGTGTTCGAGTTCGTGGGCGAGGGTGGAGCGCCGGCCTTTTTGGTCGAGTCCGCGGTGGAGCCAGATGTGGTTCCCGCGGGTGAGTCCTGCTGTGCCGGGTGGGAGTTCGTGGCGGCAGGTGACCTTGATGTGTGGCAAGGATCGCAGGCGTCGCCAGGGGTGGTATTTGGTCATAGCGGGCATTCGAACACATATTCGAACAGAGGGAAAGATTATCCATCACACTGTCCTTCGGCGTGTCGCCGCGCTTCGGCGTGCCGCGGCGCCCACATGAACCGGCGCGGCCCGTGCTCGGCCGCCTCCCACGCCTCGTAGAGCGCGACCTCACGCGCCCATTCGCGGCGGCGGCGGCACAGCCAGGTCGCGGTGGACATGTGCCACGTCGGCATCGAGGCGCCCGACAGCCCGGACGAGGAGACGAGTCCGGCGATCACCGTCTCGAGGAGGTCGAGTGCCTCGCCGAGTCGGTGCGTTCGAATCAGGTGTTCGATGTGCGGCCGCAGGTGTGTGTAGTGGCGGCCGCCGAAGTGCAGGGCAGCGTCAGCTGCGCGGGCCCTGTCGTCGATCCCATCCCAATGCGTCCACACGCATCACCCCCTCGAGGTCAGTAGGAGAACTCCCAGCCACCGTCGGCGGCGAGGTCGGCGTTGACGGTGTCGGGCCGGAAGATGAGGACACCGCCGGCGTCCTGGACGACGAGCCCGACGACGGACCGGTAGCGCGAGGACGGGGACAGCTCGTTCGGCGGGTCGTCGCCGCAGTCGAGGCTGATGCCCTGCACGTCGGTGTCGGTGACGCCGTCGCGGGTGACGGCCTGCCACTCGTCACCGGTGAACGGCAGCGTCAGCGAGGACCGGTCGAAGTCGGCGGTGGTTTCGATTTCGAGGTGCACGAGTACCGAGTCGCCGTCGCCGGAGCCGAACGGCAGGATCTCGCAGCCGGGGTTCGTCTCGATGTCGGTGACGGTGAAGGCGAGGGCGCAGCGCGATCCGGTGCACAGCGTCTCATAGCGTTGGCCGACGATGGCCTGGTGGTTGCCGCGCGCGGTCATGCCGCCGCGGGCGGGCGAGGTTGCCGGGGCGTCGGGGGCGGTGCCGACGGGGTAGGCGCGGCCGGTGATCTCGGAGCCGCATCCGGTGGCGAGCGCCAGGGCGAGGACGGTGCCGCAGACGGCAGGCAGCGCGGAGCTACGCATCCTGGTTGTGGTCTCCGTCGGCGGGGCGCGGGTTCTGGTGCTCGGTGGGGAGCGTGCGTGCCGCGGCAGGCAGACCGGTGATGGGCGGATGATCAAGATCATTACCTTGATTCGCAGGTTTCAAGGCCCGGACCTTGTCGACATTCTTGGGGTCGGGGGCGGCGCGTAGTCGGGTGGTGACCAGCTCGATCAGCTGGTCGTTGCTGATCTCGGCGGCGCTCTGGCGGAGCTCGATGGGGGTGCCGGCCTCCGTCTTGTCGAGGTAGCCGGCGGCGATGAGGGCTTCGACGGGGTTGCGGCGGAAGTGGCGCGCGACGGCGATGACGCTGTCGGCGGAGGGGATGGTCTTGCCGAGCTTCCAGCGGGAGACGGTGGCCGGGTCGACGCGCGCGGCCTTGGCGATCTCCACCTGGGAGGCGCGTTTGCTCACCCGGTTGACGTACTCCCACCAGCTCTCGGACATGGGCAGCACTCTATAGGCGTCTACGCAATGGCTAGACGGTCGACAGTCGGGTTGCGTGCGCGCAATCGAACGCAGCTACGAATCCTGCCGGTGTGTTTTCGCAGGTCGAACCGGACAAACAGGCACCCTGCTATGTGCGTTATGAAATCGTGACCTTCCCTGATTGCATGCACGCCATTGCGTGCGTACAGTTCCGGACATGCCCGCAATCACGCAGGTAAGACCACACAGACGAAGGGAGGGAGCGATGAACGCGACCCTCACCCTGAAGGCCGAGGGCCTCGCGAAAATCCGGCGCTGGTCCGGCATCGCCACCGACAGCGAGCTCGCCGCCCGCATCGGTGTCGACCCCGCCACCGTCCACCGCGTCCTCACCGGCAAGTCCGCGCCCGGCCCCAAGTTCATCGCCGGCCTGCTCGCCGAATTCGGCACTGACGCCTTCCAAGACCTCTTCGAAGTCGCCCCCGACGACCACCCCCACCCGGCTGCCTGACCCCATCCGGCACCGGAAACGACAAGTGCCCGCCGCGACTGGACCTCGCGACGGGCAAGCCACCACCGATCTGGAGAAGCAGTGACCACCACAGACCCTACCGACCGGCGCACCCGCCGCGTACTCGTCACGGTCACCGAGACCCGCGAGCGCATCGCCCCGGTCGACATCGACGACACCGAGTACCGCACCTGGCTCGACGGTGACGACGACACCCCCGCCGCCGCCTGCGAATTCCTCGAAGCCGGCAGCGATCTCGACGACATCATCGACGGCGTCGTCGCCGACGCCTTCCCCGTCACCGACATCGGTATCACCGACGTCACCTACCCGGAAAGCGAGTCCTGACCATGCACGTCCCGCGTTTCCGCCGCACCCGTCGCATCGCCCGGGCCGCACTGCTCGCCGTCGTCGCCGCCGCGATGCTCCCCTCCACCGCCGAGGCCCGGCCCGTCGTCGACCACTACGCCGGCAGCGCCGACCGCGGCCGCTGCATCCTCGCCTACACCCACGACCGCGGACACCTGTACGTCATCCGCGTCACGCGCCGCGGCGAGACCGTCGTGCGCACCGTCCGCCGGCTGCCGACGTCGTCGCCGTACACCCTCGTCGACACGATCGACCTCGGCCTGGTCCGCACGTGGACATGCGAGTACCCGCGATGACCACCACCGAGATGACCTCACCGTGGATGACCGTCAAGCAGGCTGCCGCCTACCTGGGCATGCACCCGAACACCGTGCTGCACCACCTCAAGGACACCAAGCAGCTGCGCGGCTACCAGCCCAGCGGCAAGGACGGGGTGTGGCGAATCCACCGCAGCGACGTCGACGAGTTCATCCGCACCCCGCCGCCGCGCCGACGCCGCCCCCACACCCGCAACCTCAGGAGCACCCGATGACCACACGCCCCAGCAGCTCGTACGTCAACAGCAGTGTCGATGTCGGGCGTATCGCGGTCACCGACTGCGTCGCCGAGCTCGGCGTCTACGCCGTCCATCTCGGTGCGTACGCGAGCGTGCACCTCACACCCGCCGACGCGGAAACCCTGCTCGCCCAACTGGTCGCCGCCGGCGTCACCGTCCCGGCCGCCACCGAGGCCGCAGCATGAGCGCGCCGATCGGACTCGACACCGCCGCCGCGCCGGTTCTCGACGCGACGGAGGGCATGGTGCGGTTCGACGTCACCGTCCACGCAGACGGCACCGTCCGCATCTCCGCCCACGTCGACGGCCACCACCCGAACGCCGAGAACACCGTCACAGGCAAGGGATTCGAGTTCTACACCGTGCTGGTCAAGCTCGAGTCGTTCGAGGAGCTCGACACCACCGACCGCGCCGGTCGGGTGCGGATCGCCGCCGACCGGTTCCTCGCCGCGTGGGCAGCCCTCGACAACCCGCAGGAGATGCAGAGGTGAGCAAGAACAACGGGCACTGGCCGACCCACGCGCGGAAGGCGAAGGGCCGCGATCAGCGCAAGAAGCTCGGCCCGCCCGCGGTGGTCAAGGCCGGCAACAACACCAACGGACGACGAAAGACGAAGTGGGGTGAGTGATGTGAACACCGCAATGAACGGGCGTCGCCTGGCGACGATTCAGGAGGCAGCCGACCTTCTTGCTGTCCATCCGTGCACCATCCACCGCCGAGTTTCCGACGGAACCCTCACGGAATACCGACTGGGGCCGCGGGTCGTGCGTATCGATCTCGACGAGCTTGAAGCGTCCATGGGTGCTGTGGGCGACAACTCCGATCGAAAGGCCGGTGACAACACCATGACCGAGTACGACGTCATGACGCGGCTGCTCGTCCAGGCCGCGGTGATGAAGGAACTCCGCGCGGCCGTCGACGAGACCCGCGCCGCCGCCGCCGACGAACTCGAGCCCGGCGACAAGAAGGCACCACGACTCGGAGGCGCCAAGATTGGCACCGTCTCCCTCTCCGACCCGGACCCCGAACCGGTCATCGTGAACATCCGAGAGCTCGACGAGTGGATCGAACAGCGCCGCCCCGACCTGGGCCCCGCCGGGGATGGGCTGCCGCTGGTGGACCCGAGCCGCATCGCCGAGGTGGTCGAGATCCTCTCCCGGTACGCGCCGTACCTGCTGCTGCCCGCGACGGAGACGGGGATCCCGGAGTGGGCGCGGTCCCAGGCCGTGCGCGACGCCGTCACCGACGGTGAGGTTCCGCCCGGTGTGGAGTTGCGCGCGAAGCTCCCGGTGCTGTCGGTGCGGCCGAACGCCGATGCGACGATCGTGGCCCGCCGTGTGCTGGCCTCGTCGCAGCTGCTCGAGCTCGAAGCGGGTGAGCCGCGATGAGCGCGCTGCAGTTCGCTCCGGCGACGAAGGAAGCATCCAAGGCCCGCATCGCGCTGTGTGGTCCGTCCGGGTCCGGCAAGACGTACACCGCGCTGGCCCTGGCGACCGCACTATCGGATCGGGTGGCGGTGATCGACACCGAACGCGGCTCGGCCTCGAAGTACGTGGGGCTCAACGGCTGGGCGTTCGACACCGTCAAGCCCGACCGGTTCAGCCCGCTCTCGCTCGTCGAACTGCTCGGCCTCGCGGCCGGCGGAGGCTACGGCGTCGTGGTGGTGGACTCGCTGTCGCACTACTGGATGGGCGCCGAAGGCATGCTCGAACAGGTCGACCGACGCGCCCGCGGCGGCAACTCGTTCTCCGGATGGAAGGAAGCCCGCCCGGACGAGCGCAAGATGATCGACGCGCTGCTGGCGTACCCCGGGCACGTGATCGTCACCATGCGGTCGAAGACCGAGTACGTGGTCGTCGAGAACGAGAAGGGCAAGAAGGAGCCCCGGAAGATCGGATTGAAGCCCGATCAGCGTGACGGCGTGGAGTACGAGTTCGACGTGATCGGTGAGCTGGACGTGCAGAACACCCTGCACATCACCAAGTCCCGCATCCACACGCTGACCAACGCGGTGATTCCCCTCCCGGGCGAGGATCTCGCTCGGCAGATCGACGAGTGGTTGTCGGACGGTGTGCAGGTTCCGACCGCTACCGAGTACCGCGCCCGCGCGCTGGGGCTTTCGGGTGACCGTGACGGTCTGCTCGTCCTGTTCAAGGAGGTCGACGGGCACAAGATGCTCGGCGCTCCGACGACCGACGCCGACGGCCGGCCCACGGTGCTGGGCGACCTCATCAGGACCCTCGGCTCGGCGGCCGCGGCCGGGCCTGCGCAGGCAGCGTCGTGAACGACAGTGAGCCGACGTTCGCGTGCTGCGTGATCGTCGGTATGGAACCGATCGCCACCCACCCGACCTGCGGGCACATGTGGCTCATTCAACTCGCCAACGGCTACACCCAGGTCGCGTTCGGACACGAGATCCGGATCGCTCTCTGACTTCGGTGGCGGCGTGTGTGGGGTTGCCGCGCCGCCACCGAATCCCCACCTTCATTCCTCCGTCCAGACAAGGACCCTTCCATGAAGCTGCCCATTTTCGAGGAGACCCGCCGCCGCGTACCGGCCGCGCTGATCTTCGACGACACCCTCACCCCGGCCGACCAGGCCGAACACCTGGAGACGACGGTCGAGCTCGACCACCTGCCGACCACCGCCGAGTTGGTGCGTCTCGCGGAGGAGTCCGCAGACGAACCGCAGTGCACCGACGACGGCGACTGGTACGCCCTGCTGCTGATCGGGCTGCCGTTCTCGCTCGTGCTCGGCCTGATCCTGTGGGCCCTGGTGGTGAGCACGTCATGAGCGCCCCGGAACCGATCGATCCGATGCGTGACCCGTGCGAGGCGTGGGATCCGGTCAGCCGGACACGACCCACCCCGGCGGTGGTGCCGGCCCCGGCCCCGGGGTTCGGTCCGTGGGAGCCCGTCGACGAGCGGGCATTCCACCGGGCGTGGCGTGACGACACCGAGTGGCTGCTGATCACCCACGGCTCCGGCGGTGAGGAGACCACCACGTACTACGTGGCGCGGCGGATCCGGAGCGGACGATGACCGCGCCTGTGTCGGACATGTCGTGGTCGGAGGCGCTGGACCAGTTCGCTGCGTCGATCCCGGCGAAGCCGCCGCTTCAGCGTGACCCGAGGCTGTGGCAGCTGTTGGCTCGGGACCGGGCCGAGGCCCCGCATCACAGTGTCGCGCTGGGGCGGCCGCACCGGAAGGACGTAGCGATCGTCGACGACGGGTGTGCGGTGTGCGGCAAGGAGATGCGTCCGCACCACACGAGGCTCGCGGACTACCCGCACACCGTGCAGCGCGGCGCCGCCGGCAAGTGCATGTCCTGCTACCAGCAGACCCGACGGAAGAACCAGCGCCGCCTCAGAGAGGGGAGTGCAGCATGACCGACACAACGTACACCGACCTCGATGTCGACGACGAGCTCGACGACCTGGACGACGACCTGGACCGGGAGTTCGACGGGGGAGCGCTGGCCGATCGTCTGCACGAGGCCGCGATCGACCGGGCTATGGGGGTGTGGTGATGGCCGGCATCGGAGCGTTGCTGGCTCGGCACCGCGAACTGTTCCCCCGTATCAACCGGCCGGACTGCCCCGACGAGCTGCGCGCCGAATTCCAGTCGGTGTGCGTGCAGCTGTGGGACGCCGGCCACGTGTTCCCGCCGGGGCCGGGTGACGAGCCCGAGGACTACCGAACCGATCCGACCATCGACCACATCTGGAGAACCCGATGACCCACGAGATGACTCTCGCCGAGTACAAGGCCCGGGTCGACGCCAAGTACGCGGCCGTCCGAAAGCACCAGGAGCAGTACGCGCGTGAGCAGAAGGCGCGTCGACGTAAGGATCACTGGCTGTTGGTCGGTCCGAACGGGGAGATCGACGGCGTGATGACGAAACGGTTCTGCGGGTCGGCTGCGCAGGCATTCGAGGAGTTCTTCCCGAAGAAGCGCGATCGGCACCGGGCGTCGGCTGAGGGTTGGCACATCGAGGAGGACGACGCGGAGGGCAGCCGGTGGGCGGCGGCCTGCGAGGAGCACCGGCAGATGGAGGAGGCCAACCGTGGCTGACTTCTCCGATCTGCTCGACGCGGAGATCCTGCGCGAGCGACGCCGAATCACCGGCGGGCCGCGCCGCTACCAAAAGGCACCGGGCCGGTGCCGGCGGTGCCACACACCGTTCCGTCCGAAAGGCACCACGATCGCCGAGCATCCCGGCACGTTGGTCCACGCCGGTCGTGGCTACTGCTCCACGCACCTCGCCGAGGCATACCTGAGGGAGACCCGATGACGCTCATCCCCGTCACGATCCGCACTATCCGGCACGGCAAGTTCACTGTCACTGGTGAACAGGTCACGCCGAACTTCGCGCTCACACCCATCGCCTCGGTCCACGACGACGGAACTCCGGCTCTGCGCGGCGGACTCAATCTCACTCACATCCACACCGGCCTGACCGTCTGCAACGACAGCTGGATCGACATGCGCAAGGCTGCCGCCGAGCTCGAGGAACTGCCCATCGACTGGGCCGCCCTCACCAAGCCCACACCGGAACAGGCCAAGCTGGTCCGGGAAACCTACATGCGCCTCCTCACCGACACTTCGGATACCGGCTGGCCGTGGCCGAAGTGGGCCGGCGACGAATCCACCCCCGCGACCTCCACCCTCGCTCAGCGGCTCGACGCCGCCCTCAGTCACAGCGAGATCCGCGACAGCAGCAAATCTCTCGTCGACGAGGTCAGCAAGCTCGACAAGGACCTCGGCAGGAGACTCGACACCGAACTGCTGTGGCGCGACTGCGGGATGAACGTCGACGGCTACAGCGCGATCTACCTGCTCGCGGTGCTGCAGCGCATCGACCCGGCCGCCGCCGACCGCGCCGCCGGGAACCTCGTGCGCGACTGCGACGCCGGCGACTCCTTCGGCGAGTGGGTTTACCAGTGGCGGCAGGAACTTGCCGACGGTCGGCCGCTCACGCTGCATGGCTTCCCTGCCCGGATCGAGTTGGACGGTGACCAGTGAGCAGCTGTGACTGCGGGGACTGCCGGGCATGCCTGCGCGCCATGGGATTCACTCCCCAGCCTGTGCAGCGACCTGTGGAGTTGTCCGAATCCACCCGAGCGATCCTCGCCCGGCTCGACGCCCCCACGCCCGCTGACGGCGCGACCCGGCCGCAGCGAAGCAGGCCCCGCCCGCGCGCGGCATCGCGGCCGCGGGACTACTGCCGCGCCGGCCTGCACAAGCTCGAAGGCGACAACATCCGCATCACCCGCCGATCCAACGGTGGCACAGCCCGCGAGTGCCGGGCATGCCTGCGGGACCGCAAACGCGCCCAGCGCAAAGCGAACCCCGCCTCGCTCATCCCGCCGGACCCGGTGCCGTGCCGCGGATGCGGCGGCATGATCGGACCCCGCATCTTCGGCTACTCCGGATGGGTGCTGTCCGGCGCCGACGGACTGTGCGAAGTCTGCTACGACCGGCCACGGCTGCAGAAGTACCTCGCCGAGTACCGCCGGTGGGATCAGGAGACGCGCCGGAAGAAGTCGTCGTCGGCGACCAGGGCCCGGTACCTGCTGCAGCGGATCCTCGTCGACGGCCGCGCCTTCCACCCGGACCCGGACCTGACCCACGGCACCGGCCACACCTACGGCAAGTTCGGGTGCCGCTGTACGTCGTGCTCGAAGTGGAAGTCCGACGACAACAAGGCCCGCCGCGAACGCGACAAGACCGATCGGAGCACGGCCGCATGACCAGGCGATATCGATCGATGCGATCGACCAGCACGACCTGATCCCGCACTGCTGCGCGCCCGACCTGTGGCATGCAGGTCGGGCGCGTGCATGCATGCACCCCACTCGCGTACAACTTCCGCAAGACATTGCGCAGCAGAGACTGCGCGCCGCAACACACTTCACCGATGAAGGGGGTCCCGATGATCGACCACAAGACCCGCGCCCTCGACGCCGTCGCCGCACAGCGCCGCCAAGAGCAGACCATCCGCCGCAACCGCATCCACGTCATGCGCGCCGCCCTCGAAGCCGGAGCCACCCGCACCGAAGTCGGCGCCGCCCTGGGCCTGTCCGAATCCGGTGTGCGCATGGCCCTCGCGAAGGCCGAGCAGGCCGACGCCACCCGCACTGCGGCAGGTGCGGCGTGACCGACCTCGACACCACCACCACGAACAGCGAGCTTCGGGACCGGGCCCTGGAGATCCTCGACGTCCTGCGCCAGCGCCAGGAAACGAACCGGCTGCACCGCGTGCACTACATGCAGCTCGCCCGGCAGTACGGCTGCACCAACCAGCAGATCGGCGATGCCCTCGGCGTGTCCGAAGCCGCGGTCCGCGCCATGCTCAAGCGCGCCGGCGGTGACGCGTAATCATGACCACAACGAAGTACAAGAAGGGCCGGATCCCCAGCGCAGTGCGCCGCGAGGTGTGCCGCCGCTACGGCGCAGCACCGGGAACCACAGTCCCCGCACAGTGCGCGTACTGCAGCGCCTCGGGCGCCATCGCCTGGCACCTGAACAGCCCGTCGTGGCCCGTGGTCGACGGACTTGAATTCGACCACGTCACAGCCGAGTACAAGGGCGGCACGTCCACCGCCAGCAATCTCGTCCTCGCCTGCAGGTCGTGCAACCGGTCGAAGGGGTGCAAGTGAGAATCCGCAGCATCAAGCCGGAGTTCTACCGCTCCGACGACATCGACGCCCTCGACTGGGAATCCCGGTTCCTGTTCATCGCCCTGTGGTCGTACGTCGACGACAACGGCGTCGGACTCGACAAGCTCGCCAGCATCGCCGCCGACCTGTTCGCCGGAGACCTCGAGCGAGACCCTCAGGAGACATTCGCGAGAGTCTCGCGAGGGTTGCAGACCCTTTCCGAAGCCGGCCGAATCACCCGCTACACCGTCGACGGCAAGGCCTACCTCCACATCACCAACTGGGAGAAGCACCAGCGCATCGACAAACCCAACAAGGCCCGCTACCCCCTCCCGACCAGCGACAACGCTGAGATTGGCGAGACTGTCGCGAAACCCTCGCGACAGTCTCGCGAGACCCCAGCGCCTGGAACAGGGGAACAGGGGAACAGGGGAACAGAGAAAAGCCGTGCGCCGGCTTCGCCGGACGCGGCCGCACTGTTCGAACCCGATACCGCGATCGAACCGCCCGCCCCGAGCAAGCCGCAGGCGCTCGAGCAGGTCACCACCGACGCCGCCTACGTCCGCTGCGGCAAGGCGTTCAACTTCATCGCGGTCAGGCAGATCGTCAAGTGGGCCATTAACGAACGTGTCGCCGATCCGGACTCCGTCGAGGACACCGTCGTCGCGCTGTACGAGATGGGCAAGCCCATCACCAAGCAGACCGTCGGCCAGTACCTCGACGGCTACCTCCGCCGCCACGGCCCGGCCGCGCTCACCACCCGCCCCGACGCGCCCCGCGACGTCAAGACCGGGCTGCTGGTGGAGCGATGACCCACACCCTCACCGAGCACGAGCAGGACGTCGCCGACGTCGTCGACTGGGTGCACGCCACCCACCGCCCCGACGAGCACATGGTGTGCACCGCGTGCGGGCAGCAGTGGTGGGTCGACCCGAACACCGGCCTCGTCCAATGCCAGACCTACCTCGATGCCCGCATCGAAGCGAACTTCTCGATCATGCGCCGCGTCTGGCGCCTGCGCGCGAAGTGGAGAACCGCATGACCCTGACCGACACCTCCGCCGAGGCCACCGTCCTCGCCGCCGCCCTCGCCCAACCCGACCTCATCGGCCACATCACCGCCCTCGACCCCGGGGTGTTCTCCATCCCGATGCACCAGATGATCCACAGCGCCCTCCTGGCCTGCCACCAGGCCGGCGAGCCCCGCGACCACGCCACCGTCGCCCGCCGCGCCGCACAGGAAGCTGTCAACGACCTCCAGGCCCGCGCCGTCTCCAAGGCGATCGTCGACATGATGGGCCGCGGCCAGGACTACGCCGTCGGCTTCTACCTCGACCGCATCCGCAACCTGCACACCGCCCGGCAGGTCGCCGACGCCGGCCAACGCCTCATCGAAGCCGCCACCGAAGCCGCCCACCTCGAAGACACCGAACTTCTCGAAGCCTCCATCGGCCGCGCCCACGACGACCTCGCCGCCGTCCATACCACCACCGACGCCACCACCGCCGACCTCCCCATGAGCCTTGACGAGCTGCTCGGCAAGAAGTTCGAACACAACTGGCTCATCCCCGACCTGTTCGAACGCACCGACCGGCTCATCCTCACCGGCTTCGAAGGCACCGGAAAATCCATCCTCGTCGCGCAGATGGTCATGACCATCGCCGCCGGCCTGCACCCGTTCCTCGGCTCACCGATGACCGACCACAACCAGGTCCTCGTCATCGACGCCGAGAACAGCGAACGCCAAACCGGCCGCCGCTACCGCATGATCCGCGACCGCATCACCAACCTGTGCCGCAAACACCACGTCGACGTCCCCGACTGGTCCACCATGGTCCGCTTCGTCATCCGACCCGAAGGCATCGCCCTCAACGACCCCCGCATCGTCAAACGCATCGAACGCGCCATCGCCGCAACCCAACCCGTGTTCGTCGCCATGGGCCCGCTCTACCGCCTCCACAAACTCGACACCCGCGACGAACAGGCAGCGAAGGAACTGACCGACACCATCGACCGGCTCCGCGTGAAGTACGGCTTCGCCATCGTCTGCGAAGCCCACGTCGCCCACGGCCAAGCCGGCACCCAACGCCTGCTCCGACCCACCGGATCCTCCCTGTTCCTACGCTGGCCCGAATTCGGCCTCGGCCTCCGCCCCTCCACCGGCACCGAACAGGAACAGCACCCCTCCCAGGTGGACCTGACGACGTGGCGCGGCGGCCGCGAAGAACGCATGTTCCCCCGCTACCTCCACCACGGCTCCGCCGACACACACCTGCCGTGGATGAACGGCGACGAGTTCTACGAGCACCGCGCCCGACAGATGGGATACGCCCTGTGACCAGCCACATCGTCACCACCCCCTGGACCAAGCCGCCGCTGAGCCTCAACGACCGGCACCACTGGCGCGCCAAGGCACACATCACCGCCGACATCCGCCACACCACCGCGGTCCTCGCCAAACACTCCCGCGTGCCCACCGGCGCCGCGCACGCCACCGTCACCCTGCACTACCGGCCCCGCGACAACCGCCGCCGCGACGCCGACAACCTCCTCGCCACCGCCAAGGCCTGCTTCGACGGACTCATCGATCACGGCCTCGTCACCGACGACACCCCCGACCTGATGACCAAAGCCATGCCCGTCATCCATCCCGCCGTCCGCGGTGCCGCCGGCGAACTCTGGCTCGAAATCACCACCACCGAAGGAGCACAAGCATGAGCCAGCCCACTGCCCTCAACGCCCGCAGCGTGCTGGCCATGCTCGACAAGCACTACAACGCACCCAACCGACCGAAGAGCTGGCTGTTCGCTCCCGAGATCCAGGCACCGCACTCCGACCGGCGGGCAGACCTGATCGTCGCCCCACTGTCGAGCACAGCAGGGGAGAAGATCATCGGCCACGAGATCAAGGTCTCCCGCGCCGACGTCCTCGCCGAACTGGCGACGCCGATCAAGCACGACGACTGGGCCAAGTACTGCACGCAATGGTGGCTCGTCATCGCGGACCCCGCACTGATCGACGGCCTCGACATCCCCGCGCACTGGGGCGTCATGGCACCACCGTCCGGCCGACGCACACGCTCGATGACGATCCTGAAGCCAGCGCCCGAGCTGAACCCGCACAGTACCGAGGCGGCGTGGGCGAAGCTCGCCCGCTGGACCGCCTTCCGTGCCGAGGAGCGGGTCACCAAGCTGCAATCCGAAGCGCAGTACGACCAGCGGAAGATCGAAAGCCTCAAGCAGAACGTCCGCGAGCTCCGGGCGTCTGGTGCCGGTGGCCTGTCGCCTGCCTTGCGCCGAGCGCAGGAGATCGTCGACGAGGTCACGCAGCGGTGCAACGACGAGAGCATCTGGTTCCGGCACGAGCCGGGCCTGGTCGCCGACGCCGTCGTCGATGTGCTCGCCACCCGTGAGGCAGCGCAGACCCAACGCCGGGAGATCGAGAACATCGAGCACGCGCTACGCCCGAAGTTCAACGGGCTCGCCGACGACATCGCGAGGGCCAAACGTCTCGCCGCCGCTGTCAATCCACCGCTCGTCAATCAAGGAGGCCACCATGGGTAGCACCAGCCCGATGGACCCGGAAAACCTCGACGCGTCGGAGAAGGCGCGTCGGGCGTTGGCGTTGCGGCGCGACGGGAAGTACTGGTCGGAGATCGCGGCGGAGCTCGGGTATGCGGATGCGTCGGGGGCGTACCGGGCGGCGAAGCGGCTGCTGGATCGGACGGAGTTCGAGTCGGTCGAGGAGTACCGAGCAGTCGAGTCCGATCGCCTGGACGAAGCGCACCGCATCCAACTGCAGCATCTGGCGCAGTTCCGTCCGTCGCAGTCCGGCGTCGGACTGTCCGCGGTGGCGTCGGCGGTGGGTGCGATCGTGCGGATCTCCGAGCGGCGGTCGAAGCTGCTCGGTTTGGATGCGCCGACGAAGGTCGACGTCGGCTCGACGAGCATCGATCTGGACGGCACGGTCGCGGCGATCATGTCCGCGCTGCAGGCCGACGCCGGCGCGGATGCCGACGACGGTACCGGGGAGGGCGCGTGAGCCTCCTCGACGCCGCCGAGCTCGAGTGGGAGCCGGACGAGCAGATGATCGACGCCGCCCGGTGCGGCCGCCTCGACGCGAAAACGATGAGCCACGAGGACCGCTGCTTCGTCGTCGCGCGACTGACGATGCTGGGGGAGACCGCCGACGTCATCGCCGACCGCCTCCACTGCTCGAGTCGGTTGGTGAAGCGGATCCGGGCGGAGGCGCTGACGGTGATGATCGTGCGCGCCGAGAAGGCCGAGACCCGGGTGCGCGCACTGGAGTCCACCCGCGCCCGGGTCGGGCACCTGACTGCGGTGCGTGACTCCGAACTCGCCGCCGAGAACGCTCGGCTGCGTAAGCAGGTCGACCAGCTCGTCACCACGGTCGGCCGGCTGCGGGCACACCTGCGGGATGCGCAGGCGCAGCGGCCGCTGATCGTGCGGTTCTACCGCAAGAAGTCGTTGGGTCCGCGGCAGGCCGAGGCCGTGATGGACCCGCTGTTCCCTGAGATCCCCACCAACTGAAAGGCCTCAGTGCCGTGAAGCATCTCGCCACCTACACCGCCGCCACCCTCACCAGCATCGCCGGCATCACCACCGCCATCCTCCTCCTCGCAAGCTGGTGCACCGACGCCATCGAAGACCTCGAACGCCACGCAGAACGCTGCGGACACTAGTGCACCCCAACCCATTACGGTCCCTCGCACGAGCCACCCACCGGACACTTCGCACCCTCGCCCGGTGGGTGGCCCATCCCACCCGCGTCGAGGAGGCCCTCCGTGTCGCCAGCCCCTGAACCCCCACTCGTCGAGCGCCTCGAAACCGGCATCGCCGCCACCGTCCACCAACTCGACGGCGTCCTCGCCGACAACCACCGCCTCACCGACCGAGTCGAAGTCCTCGAACGCGACCTCCAGCACTGGCGCTGCGCCGCCCTCCGCGCACAGCACGACCTCGCCCAGCACCAACTCCGCTGCCCGATCGAAGGAACCCACCCATGACCACCTACACGTATTGCCCAGGCAGCCGCCAACACCCCACCACCCCCGGCCACCGCTGCCTCTGCCAACGCCCCGCCGGCCACCAGATCGACCACACCGCACACCGCTGCGTGTGCGGCTTCCAATGGGCGGTCACCCGATGAGCAACCTCCACACCGACCCGCACGCCACCGCCACCCGCCTCGCCGCGCAACTCGAACACACCGAGGCCACCATCGAACGCCTCGCCGGCAAACTCGCCGCCGAAGAATTCCGCTGCCACGGCTGGCAATCCCGCGCCCTCACCGACGAAGCCACATTGCTCGACGTCCGCGCCGACCTCGCTGCCGCGCGCACCCAGGTGCTCCGCCTGACCGCTCTCGTCGAGCAGGGCCTGGCGCTGGCCGAGCAGTGGACCGACGACCGCGGCGCGAGCCTGCGCCGCGCACTGACTGTCGCACCAGGGGAGGAGTCCCGATGACACCCGAGCAGATCGCGGAAGGACGGCGCCTGCTTGAGTCCGCCACACCCGGACCGTGGAACCTCGACACGGATCGGCACGGGCGTGACGAGGTGTCTCATCGCCGCATGGTCGGGATGAGTGAGGTTGTCGCCCAGGTTGGGCGGGTACGTCCCGACGCTGAGCTGATCGTGTGGGCGCGGAACAACCTGCCCGCACTGCTCGCCGCCCTCGACGATGCCGAATGTGAATCCGAGCGTTTCCGCGGTGATTGGATCATCGAAAATCGGCAGCGTAAGGCTGTCGAGGCTGCGCTCGCCCAAGCGCGCGCGACAAACGCTCGACTCAACCGACGATGCCAACAGGCAGAGAAGGCCGCACGCGAGAACATCGAAGCCTGCCAACGAGCCGGTATGTCCTTCGGTCGATCACTCGCCAACTACGGCGCCCTGCTCTACCTCGAAGACCTCGAGCGAGCACAGGCGACCCTCACCCGCGTCCAGAAGCTCATCGACGATGCTGAACAGTCGCCATCGCGTGGTGTCCAGTTCGGCGGCACCCCATTCCCCGCGTCCGTCGGCACGGACCAGCTGCGCGCCGCCCTGGATGGTGACCAGTGAACGCCACCGCCCGCCGTCTCCCTGTTGCGTGGGACGGTCACCCCGTCGAGTGGGGCGAGTTCACGGCAGACCCGTTCATGTGCCAAGTCAACATGGACGGCACCTCGGAGCCTCTTCCCTTGGACATGTGCTGGCACTGCGGCGTCCGCACCGAACGCGTCACCGCCGAAGGTCGCGTCGCCATCCCGAACTGGCCGTACCGGTTGGTCCTGCGCCGCTGCACCCGATGTGGTCACGACCGCGTGTGGAATCCACAGACAGAGCAGGGGTGGTGCCTCGACGAGAGCGACTACGGGCCGAGTGGATCATGGGAGGACGCATCATGAACGCCGACCAGCTCCGACTGCTCGCCGAACTCGCAGACTGGCAGATCCTCGGACTCGCCGACAACCCCGGCTACTGGTGCGGGCACATCCGCGACATGCACGGCGGCGGAACACCCATCGACGAGCAGTGGCGGGCCGCCGGATTGTGGCGCTCCACCTACCGGTGGGGCATCGCCATGACCACCCACGGCGACTACACGAAACAGCGCAGCCTCCGCGACCCGGAGCACGCCGTCACCCTCACCTGGCGACAGATCCTCGACTGGGTCAGCCAGCTTCCCGACGATCTCCGCGCCGACGCCCGCCGCGCCCGCATCGCCGACGGCGACGAGAAGCAGCGCGTCGTCGAACTGCTCCTCGCGCCGGCACCGGCCCAACCGGAGGAGCTGGCGCTGTGGTGAACCCGAACTACCACGTCACCGACCTCGTCCCGGCCGCCCGCGTCGAGCAGCCACCCACACCGCCGGCACGCGTCTGCAAGATCTGCGGAGAACCGGCAGCGCCCGGGGCGTACTGGTGCCGAGACTGCCGCGGACTGCTGTGATAAGACCGCGGGCTACACGCCAGGCCCGTCGTTCGAAGTGGATTCATCAACCACCGACGCCCCGTCGCTTTGCTTGAACGCCGCCTGAGCGTTCTTGATGTGCGCCATGGCCTCGTCATGCGCCTTCTGGTCATACGGAGATCTCCGCAAGTGACGAGTTCCAGACTTTCGATCCTTCACCCGATCCACATACCCCTGAATTGCCCACCAGATCCGAGGTTCCTCGTTCGGTCCCGGCGCCTCGGTCGGACCGTACACGGGAGTGCCCTCCAGTTGGCGCATGTTCCAGATCAGCTCCAACTCGGGCATGACCTCCTGGATAAGGTGTCGATCGTCAGGATGAAGGTGACCGTCAAACGGGTATTCATCCGGACCCCACACGTTTCGTGCCACGTCCACCTCCATACCGATTTCGCGAGCGAAATATGGGGGCAGGGCCGCAGTCAGCAACTGGACGCGTAGACGGTTACCTGGGGCATTTGGATCCGCGCGATAGGACGCGTAGGCATCACCAAGCTGGAGGAGCAATGAGCGCATCTCTCGACGGTGCTCTCGGTCTATGTCATCCTGGCGGTTTCGGCGAGCGTCCTTGTCTTTCTGGTCCTTCCCTCGATCAGCAGCCTCAGACGCCGAAGGTTGGATTACTTCAGTCCACGTTCGCTTCTCGGATTCACCTTCTGGGATCCACTCGATGGTGACCTGAGTGCCGGCTGTACTCCACTTGGTAAGCAGGTCGATTGCGCGAGATTGTCCCGGCTCGATGGTGACCGGATCCTGTGCCTGAGTGAACCCAGCACGGGCGAAGTCGCCATTGTTGTCCAGGATTCGTACGTGGGTAGCGGTCACGGTTCCGACGTTTCGTAGGACGTGGCGGTACGGGACGGGATGTGGTTCCAACGCCCACTTGTGGCGCCGGCGGATGTCCTCGTTATGCGCAAGAGCGGCGTTCCTTTCTGCCGCATCGGCGGACCTCTTTGATTGTCGACGAGACAACAGCGCCACCACGACCGATGCTCCGGCGATTGCGCGAGTGATCCAGTCCCCTACCGCGGTGCCATTGAGAGAGAAATAGGTGAGGAATAGAGCCGCGGCTACCGCGAAACAAGCTGAGGCAATCCAGGCCCATTGCTTTGCGCTGCCCTTACCGGCCAGTTCTCTGATCCGTTTCACGGGGCTAGACAATCCGAAGCACGCACAGATTGCAACGCGAACTTGAATGCACCGCGGTCCGTCATCGTCGCGTGCAACCACACGCCGAGGAGACCGAAGTGCCTGTCGACCCAGCCCGCGCCCGCGCCCTGATCGACGCGCACACCCACGGCTGGAACGATGAACAACGCGCCGCCCTCCTCACCCGCCTCCGCCAAGAAGCCACCCGCCGCGACATCGCCCGCACCCACCACACCGCCGGCGCCCTCGCCCGCCACTGCGACCCCCAAACCGTCCAGACCCCCGCGCTCGACGTCATCGACGCTGCCCTCGAGCAGGCCCTGTCGACCCCGAATGCGCGCGTGGTGATCTCCGTGCCACCGCAGGAAGGCAAATCCACCCGGGTCTCGGTGTGGGGCACCATCCGCGCCCTCGTCCAGGACCCGGACCGGCGCATCGTCCTCGCCTCCTACTCGGATGCGCTCGCGCGCACCCACGCCCGCACGGCCCGGAACATGGTCCGTGACCACGGCTCCGACGCCCACGACCCCCTCACCGGCCTACCCCTCCCCGACAAACTCGGCATCGCTCTCGCCGAAGACAAGAGTGCGGCCGGCAACTGGAAACTCCGCGGCCACCGCGGCGGCCTCTACTCCTGCGGCGTCGGCGGCTCCATGACCGGCCAACCCGCCGACATGGTCATCATCGACGACCCCCTCAAAGACATGCAGGCCGCCGACTCGGCGCTGGAGCGGCAGAAGGTCATCGACTGGTGGGAAGCTGTCGTCCAAACGCGCCTCGCCCCTGGCGCCCCGGTGATCATTGTGCAGACCCGCTGGCACGAGGAGGACCTCGCCGGTCACGTCCTCGCCCAGGACGAACCGCTCCCGGAGGGGGAGCGCAGGTGGCGGCTGGTGAACATCCCCGCCATCTCCGAGGCCGGGGTGCCGGACGCGTTGGGCCGGCCGCCGGGGGTGGCGATGGTGTCCGCCCGCGGCCGCACCCAGGCCGACTTCGAACGCACCAAGGACGCCGTCGGCCCCCGCGTCTGGTCCGCGCTGTACCAAGGCGCCCCCACTCCATCCGGGGGTGGTTTGTTCTCGCAGGAGTGGTTCGACCGCTACCGCATCCCCACCGTCGACGCCGCGGTGGTGCGGATCGTGTCGATCGACCCGGCCGAAACCGGCCGCCGCGACGAAGCCGGCCTGATCGCCGCGGCCGCAACCGCCGACGGGCGGGTCGTGTGGACCGACGACTGGTCCGGCCGCATGCAGTCCGACCAGTGGGCCCGCCGCGCCATCCTCCTCGCCCTGTCGACGGGGGCGACGGAGCTGCTGTTCGAGGCGTACACCACCGAGCAAACCTACGAGCGGGTCCTCAAGCAGGCATGGCGCGACATCCGCGACCAGGCCCGCCTGCTCCGCAACCACGGCGCCGAGAGTGCGGCCGCGGTGCTGGCGTCCGCGGAGGACGGACCCGCCACCCCCACCGACGCCGCGCAGCTCCTGCACGAGCTGGACGGCATCACCGTCCCCGACCAGACCGACCTGCCGCTGCGCATCCACCCCGGACGCTGGAAAGGCGACAAGATCGCCCGCGCCACCGGCGCCCGCCAAGCCGCCTCCACCGGACGACTCCGCATCGCCGGCACCCTGCCCGTCCTCGAGAAGCAGGCCGTGCACTGGCAGCAAGGCCAACACTCCCCGGACCGCATGGACGCCGCGGTCAACGCCTACAACCGACTGTGCGAGCTGATCGGCGCCGAAACCGTGATCGCCTCCCCGACATCGGTGGCGCAACGCGCCGCGGCCACCAGCGGAGCGGGTCGGGCGCGGCGTGGGGGAGCAGCCGCACTCCTCGGCCGGACCCTACCGACCAGCGGACGCGCCTGACCGGCACACCCCGCCCCTACCGTCCCGGAACTCATGGGCACCCTCATCCTCGGCGTGACGGTCCTGATCCTGCTCGGCATCTGCCTCTACGCCGTCAGCCTCCCACCCGAAGACTGACCCGCTCGGGCACCCCCGATTCCTATGGTGCCCGCCATGGCCGCCGTCTGGATCGTCGCGCTCCTCACCCTCGCCGCAGCACGCCTCACCCGCGTCCTGACCACCGACAAGATCGGCGAACCCTACCGAGCCTTCATCGTCCGACGCTTCGGCCCGGAATCCCTCGCCGCATACTTCGCGCACTGCGCCTGGTGCACCGGCATGTGGATCGCCGCCCTCGCCACACCACTCACCTGGTGGGCCGCCGGCCTACGCCACCACCTCCCCCTCAACGGGGGGTGGGCCATCCCCGCCCTCACTCTCACCGTCTCGTACCTCATCGGTGTTCTCGCACGAGCAGATTCGGAGTAGCCGGTGGCCCGCATCACCCGACGCCGCATCACCCCCACCACCCAGACCGCCGACACCACACCGGTGCCGGCGTCGCTGGTCGCTGCCGCCACCCCCGTCAACCTCTCGAAGAAACCTAAGTTCGGGACCAAGAGCAGCGGCGGCTGGCAATCCGAAGCCTGGGACATGTTCGACCAGGTCGGCGAACTGAAGTTCGTCACCCGCTGGCTCGGCAACAGCCTCTCCCGCTGCTCGATCGTCGCGTCCGACGTCGATCCCGTCACCGGCAAACCCATCGGACAGACCGAAGACCAGGCCGCGATCGAACTCGCCCGCGACATCGCCGGCGGCCCCGCCGGACAAGCCGCCCTCCTCGGCCGCCTCGCCACCTTCCTCACCGTCCCCGGCGAAGGGTGGATCGCGATCATCCACCGCACCCACCCCGACGGCACCGTCCTCGAGGAATGGCACGTGCTGTCCGCCGACGAGATCACCACCAAGGGCAAGGTCGTCGAGCTCATCCTCGAGGACAACACCAAGTACCTCATGAACCCGGATATGGACACCCTCACCCGGATCCACGTCCCGCACCCCCGCAAGGCCCACGAAGCCGACTCCCTCGTCCGCGGTGCGTTGCCGATCCTGCGGCGCATCGTGCTGATCTCCCAGTCGATCTCCGCCACCGCCAAGTCCCGCCTCGCCGGCAGCGGCATCCTCGTGCTGCCGCAGGAGATCTCCATGCCGGTCGCGCAACCCCCGACCGGCACCCCCGACCCCGACGCCCCCAACCTCCCCACCCCACCCACGCCGGTCACCCAGACCGTCGACGCGAACGACGTCGTCGAGCAGCTCGTCGAGGTCGCCGGCACCGCGATCTCCGACCCCGGCTCCGCCGCCGCCCTCGTCCCGCTGGTGATGCAGGCCAAGGGCGAACACATCAAGGACATCAAGCACCTCGAGTTCGGTCACGACCTCGCCGAAACCCAACTCAAGGTCGAGGAGGCCGGCATCCGCCGCCTGTCCCTCGAACTCGACATCCCCCAAGAGGTGCTGCTCGGCTACGCCGACTCCAACCACTGGTCCGCCTGGGCCTCGGAGGAGTCGTCGGTGCGCAACCACATCGCGCCGCTGCTCACCGTCATCTGCGACGCCCTCACCGACGGCATCTTCCGGCCGCTGCTCAAAGCCTCCGGGCATCCGGATCCGGAGCGGGTGACGCTGTGGTTCGACACCAGCGCGCTGACCGCCCGGCCGGATCGCAGTGGCGACGCCAAGGACGCCCACGGTGCCGGCGCGATCAGCAGCGAGGCCTACCGGCGCGAGATCGGGTTCGACGAGGACGACGCCTACGACATGACCACCGACGAGGGTCGGCAGCGGTGGGCGTGGGATCTGCTCGGCCGCCACCCGGAGCTGATCGACAAGATCGGCCACCTCGTCGGCCTCACCCCACCCCCCGCCCCGGGGGCGCCCGCGGGCGGCGGCCCGACGCCCGGGGTCGAAGCGGCACCGCCGGTGCGCGCCATCCCCGGCAGCCGCGGCACCGAACGCGACACCACGCCGACCGCATCGGACACCGGTGCCGCGGCGCGGCTCATGGCGGACCTGTGCGTGCGCCGCGCCCTCGAACTCGCCGGCAAACGCCTGCGAACCCGGGCCCTGCACACCCAGCTCGCCGACATCCCCATCGCCGAGACCTTCCGGCACGTCGACCCCGTAGATCGGGCGCGGGCCGCGACCCTGATCGACGGCTGGGATGCCGCCGTCTACCCCTCGGACTACGCCACCGCCCGAGTCGAGCCCGCCCGGTTCCGGGCCGCGGTCGAGTCCGCCGCCATCCACGCCCTGTCCACCGGCGAGTACCGGGAGGCCACCGGTGTCTGAACAGCAGGCGATGGAGGCGGAGATCAGAGCGTGGGAGGAGCAGCTGCACGCCGCGGTGCTCGAGGCGCTGCGCCTGTGGCTGCCCGTCGTCCGCGCCGCCGTCCTGCACGAACCCACCGGACTGGTGGCGGCGGGGGAGCAGGACCCCACCCAGCCCCCACCCCCGGCTGAGCAGCCGGTGGGGCAGGTCCCGCCACCGGACCCGGCCGCGGTCGTCGAGACCGAACCGATCTGGGGCAACATCCTCGCCGCCTATCTGCTCGTGCAGATCGCCGAACTGTGGAACGCGCGGCTGCCGCGGATCTGGCGTCGCCGCGGCCGCCGCTTCCGCCGCACCCACTCGACCCGGCCCCGCACCCGCACGGTGGTGCTGCTGCCCGGCGGTCGCCGCGTCGAACTCCCCCCGAACATCCCCGCCCCCGCCGCCGCGCCGGCCCTCGTGCCGGCCGGACCCGCGCCGCAGCCTGCGCCCACCGGTGGTTCCCGCACCGGCGGACCCATCCGCGTCCCCGAACCGGCACAGCCGCGCCCCGCCGAAACCAGACCAGCACCGTCCACCCCGCGCGGTGGCGGCACCGTCCGCGTCGACCGCACCCCGCCGACAGCGCCCGGCAGCATCGACCAGGACCCGCCCACCACCGACCCCGGCGACGACGGCGACCACGGCGGGGACGAGCCGATCATCCTGTTCGACCCGGACAACCGCGCCCGACAACGCGCACACCTCGACACCGTCGCCAACCGCACCTCCAATCTGCCCGACGACGTGTTCCGCGCCATCACCCTCGAAATCGACCGCGGCATCGCCAACGGAGAATCCCCCGCCGACATGCGCGACCGCATCGGCGCGTTCCTCGACATCGAATCCGAGGGCGGCTTCGAACGGTGGAACCGCCGCGCCCTGCGCATCGCCCGCACCGAATCGACGGACGCGTACAACGCCGCCGCCCTCGACGCCGCCTACGACGAAGAACAGATCTTCGGCGAACCGCTCGAGAAGGTGTGGCTGGCCACCGCCGACGACCGCACCCGCCCCTGGCACCTCGCCGCCGACGGCCAACGCCGCCCCCTGCACCAAGACTTCCGCGTCGGCGGCGAAGACCTGGCACACCCGGGCCGCGGCTCCGCCCGCAACCGCGTCAACTGCCGCTGCTCGATGATGATCGTCCCCGCCACCGACCCCCTGCCGGACGAATCCGATCGGCAGACCGAACGCGAACGCTCCGACGGCACCCGCCGCGACCCCCACGAAGTCATCCGCCGGCGCCGCGAACAAGAAGGCATCGTCCGAGACCGCGACCGCGACAACGGGTTGTCGGCATCCGCAGCACGGGAGGGAAACAGCATGCGACAGCAGTGGTCCGCGATCCTCGCCCCCATCGGCACACCCACCGCCGACGACCGGATCTTCGCCCCCGACGGCGACTACACCTGGCGGCCCTTCCCGCGGCCGCTGTGGTTCCAGCACGCCCTCGACAACGGCCACATGACCGCCGTCATCGTCGGCCGCATCCTCTCCGCCTCGGTCGCCGACGGGGTGATCGTCGGACACGGCGAGTTCTTCAACGCCGACACCGACGAGAACCAGGACGCCGTGCGCACCGCCATGCAGCTCGTGGCCGACGGGGTCATCGCCCCCAGCCTGGACATGGCCGAGATGGAATGGTCCATCACCGACCGCGACGGCCAGCCCATTCCCGACCAGGTGCTGCGCTCCGCCGCCGAACAAGGACTCGAGATCCCCACCTTGTTCACCATCCGCGCCACCACCTTCCACGGCGCCACCCTCGTCGGAAAACCTGCATTTGCCGAATCGAAGATCTGGCTCACCGACCTCACCGATGGGGACCTGATCGTCGACGGTGGACCGGCGGAACTGCTCGCCTCCGCCGCCGGCCCGCAGTGGCTGCCCGACGCCGCCGCCTTCGACGACCCGGCACTGACCGAGCTGACCCCGCTCACCGTCACCCCGGACGGACGGGTGTTCGGGCACCTCGCCGGGTTCAACACCTGCCACCTCGCCGTCCGCGACGCCTGCATCCTCCCGCCCCGCTCCCGGACCGAGTACGCGTTCTTCCACGTCTCCGAGGTCGACACCACCGCCGGAGCGTTGCCGGTCGGCAAGCTCACCGTCGGCGGCGGCCACGCCCACACCCGCGCCGGCGTGCAGGCCGCGCTCGCGCACTACGACAACTGCGGCGCCGCCTGGGCGTACGTCCGCGCCGGCGAGGACGAGTTCGGCATCTGGGTCGCCGGGGTCGTGCACCCCGACGCCACCGAAGCGCAGATCCGCGAAGGCGCCTCGTCTCCGCTGTCGGGGGATTGGCGCAAGGTCGGCGGCAACCTCGAGCTCGTCGCCGCCCTGTCGGTGAATACACCGGGGTTCCCGATCGTGCGTGGGGTGCGGGACGAGGCCGGCCGGGAGGTGGCGCTCGTCGCCGCCGGCGCCCTCCCCGTCCCCGAACCGGAGGCGCGGGTGGGGGAGTTGTCGGTCGAGCAGATCGCCGAGCAGGCCGCTGTCACCGCGGTGCGTGAGTATCGCGCCAGCGAGCAACGCAGCAGCACGGCAGCAGGATTGGCCCAGCGCCTTGGAGCCGATCGTGCCTCGCGCGCAGCAGCATTGGCCGCTCGCCTCACCCCGACGAAGGAGTAGCCGTGAGCCACGCCGACCAGCGCAGCACCGCGGACATCGACCACCGCTTCAGCTTCCACCCCGCCAGCACCCCCGACCGTGCCGCCGAGCACGAGAAGGTCCGCGAGGGCTGCAAGGCCCTGGCCCACTTCCTCGACGAGCTGCTGCCGGGCGGGCGGGAGAAGTCGCTGGCGCTGACCAATCTCGAGCAGACGATGATGTGGGCCAACGCCGCCGTCGCCCGCCAGACCCAGGCCGGCGCCTGATGCCCGAGTCTGCGGTCACCGTCTACTCGTCGCCGGCATGCATGCCGTGCCGCGCAACCAAACGCCACCTCGACCGCCTCGGCGTCCCCTACACCGAGGTCGACGTCACCACCGACCCCGCTGCCGCACAGACGCTGCGCGGCATGGGGTATTCGGCGACACCTGTGGTGACGGTGCAGCTGCCGGACGGGCTCGATCACTGGTCCGGGTACAAGGACGAGCGGTGCAACGCCCTCGCGTACCTCGCCGCCGAAGGAGTCGTGTCGTGACCTCCCCGGTGCTGACCGCCATCGCCGAAGCTCGGCAGGTCATCACCGCGCGCGGCATCGATCTGACGGTGGCACACAGCGCATACCAGTCGATGCACCCACAGATCAGCGCGACACAACTCGACCTTGCGCTCACAGCGGAGGTGGCGATCATCCTCCAGTTGTCCGGCCCGTACGACACCGAGTCCGTCGCCCGACAGATCGCGAACAGGTCGGGTGCCTTCCCGTGGGACGGCCCTGTCGGCAACGGCCTGACGCCCGAGTACTACCAGTCCTGCTTCCGTGAGATGGCGTCGGAGAAGGTCTTCATCGGGAAGCTGCTCGGCCTCATCAAGGAAGACGCATGATTCGCGGACTCGTGTGGTTCGGCATCGACACCGCCCAGCTGGTCCTCGACCTGCTCAAGATCGCCGCCGCCGAATAACCACCCCAGGGAGGAACGACATGGCACTGCGCTGGTGGATCCGCTTCCTCCTCGTCCACATCGCCCACCTCACCCGATAGGAGCACTCGTCATGGGATGCGGCTGCCGCAAGAACGCCAACGTCAAGTACGAACTCACCACCCCCACCGGAGAGAAGCGGATCTACCTGTCCGAGACCGAAGCCCGCGCCGCCCGCACCGGCTTCGGTGGCGGCACCATCCGCCTCCTCACCGAATGACCAGCGGCGCCGCCCGGGTGGGTCAAAGCGCAGCGGGCGACCCGACAAGAATCTGCGCAAAGGCCGCTTGGCCGGTTCACGCCCGTGCCTTCCCGGCTGCAGCAGCGCGCCCTGCCCGACCCGAGTAGCGTCGCCCCCTGGAGCCCCGAACCAACCCCATCCGGTTCGGGGCTCCACCATGTGCACCCCCATGTCCTACCGTCCGCGCCCATAGAGACGCCGTCTGGCTGCGGGCCGGGATCTCTCACGACCACACGAACACCTGTCGAGTCCTGAGAGGGGACCGCGATCATGGACTTCACCCTGCCCGACACGCTGCCCACCAGCCACGCCGAGCTCACCGACCTCGCCGCCCAGGCCCGCAGCGCCTTCTCCGCGCTCTACGACGCCCACGGCGCGAACCCCACCGCCGAGCAGCTCACCGACCTGACCACCCTCGCCGAGGCCGTCGAGCAGGTTGAGACCGCCGCCGCGCAGGTGCAGCAGGACGAAGCCGAACGTGTCGCCGCCGCCGCAGATCTCGCCGCCCGCCTCGCACCCGCCCCCGAACCGGAGGCCGCCCCCGAGCCGGAGGCTGCACCGGTCGAGCCCGCCGCCGAGCAGACCCAGCCGGCCGCCGAGCCCGCACCCGCAGACCCGGCCCCCGCCGAATCCACCACCCCTGCTCCCGCCGAGGAGGCCCTCGTGGCTGCCGCCAACACCCCGCAGCGTCGCTCCTTCGCCGGAGCCGGAGCCGCCGCCGGCCACAACCCCGCCGACGTCGCCCCCCAGCCGAGCCGCGAACTCGGGTTCCGCATGAACCCCAACGCCCCGCTCCACCAGGACGGCCTCGTCGACATCGCCACCGTCGCCCGCTCCATCGACCAGATGTCCGGCAGCTTCCGCTCCGGCGGCGGCATCGCCAAGGCCCACCTCGACGGCGCCATCGGCATGACCTTCGCCTCCATCTCCCGCGAGATCCCCGACGAACTGCGCGCCACCGAACAGAACATCGAGGACGTCCTCTCCCACGCCGCCGACGAAACCCGCCTCGACGGCGGCTCCCTCCTCGCCGGCGCCGGCTGGTCCGCCATCAGCGAGGTCATCTACGACTACCTCGACGTCGACGACGCCGCCGACCTGCTCGACCTGCCGGAGATCGGTGTCGCCCGCGGCGGCGTGAAGTTCCCCGTCGAACCGGACTTCTCCGCGGTGTACGCCGAAGCCATCGGCGCCTCCACCGTCGGCTTCGACCAGACCGAGGCGCAGAACATCGCCGACGCCACCAAGCCCTTCTACACCGTCCCCGCCTCCACCTTCGCCGAGCTGCGACTCGACGCGATCGGCCTGGCGATCCGCACCGGCATCCTCCAGGCCAAGGGCCACCCCGAGGAGGTCGAGAAGTACATCAAGCTCGCCCTCAAGGCACACGCCCACCGCGTGTCGAAGTACTCGATCAACAAGGTCGTCGCCGGATCCGGTGCCGCGCGGGTCATCGCCACCACCGGCACCCTCGGCGCCGCACCCGCCCTGCTGAACTCGGCGGAGCTCGCCATCGAGGACGTGCGCAGCAAGCACCGCATCCCGTCCTCGACCACAGTCGAGCTCGTCCTGCCGACGTGGGGCAAGCCGCTCGTCCGCGCGGACCTCGCCAACCGGGACGGTGTGCACCACGACCAGGTCGACGACGCGTACATCGACCGCTGCTTCGCGATCCGCAAGGCCCGCGTCCAGTGGGTCTCGGACTGGCAGACCTCCGCCACCGGACTGCCCGGCGTGGCCGGCGGCATCCTGGCGTTCCCGTCCACCATCCAGTTCGTGGCCTACCCGGCCGGCACCTGGGTCCGGGCCGTCGAGGACGTCATCGAGCTCGGCACCGTCCACGACAAGGCGTCGCTGGAGAAGAACCTGCAGACCGCCCTGTTCACCGAGGACGGTATCGGTGTCGCCAAGCGCGGTGTCGAGTCCCGCCTCTACACGGTGGCCACCCCGGTCTCCGGTGAGGTCGGCGCCCGCACCGTCCTGCCGCGCGTCTGATCCCTCCCAGCCCCTCTGGGGCGGCAACCACCGACCTGGTTGCCGCCCCAGGGACGGGCCACCGCACCTGAGATGGGAGGAACCCCGTGAGCTTTCCCGAACTGAACGTCGCCGGCACACCGGCGAACCCGCACACCGGCGGCCTCTACTCCGCCGCCGCCCTCGTCGAGCACAACGACCCCGCCCGGCTGACCACCGGCGTCACCGTCGACTGGGTCAACTCCGGACCGCACGGCGTGTTCACCGGCAGCTCCGACACCAAGGGCGGCACCCGCCCCGCCGAAGACACCTTCGCGTCGATCGTGGTGTGGGCCGGCGACCAAGCCGTCATGGTCGGCTCGTCGCTGCAGCAGGCATGGGACCGGGCCGCGCAGCTGCTGCGCATCACCGAATCCCTCGACGTCGAAACCCACCTCGCCACCGACCTCGCCGCACTCGCGGCCCCCGCACCGACCGACGGCACCGGCGGTCCGTTCGTCGACGTGCTCGGCGAGATCGAGCACGAGCTCGGCAAGACCGGAGTGGCCGGGGTGATCCACGCATCCCGACGTCACGCCGCCCTCGCCGCGCACCTCGGCCTGGTCGTCGCCGGACCGATGGGCCGGTTGCTCACCCCGCTCGGCAACGTGTGGGCGTTCGGCGGCGGCTACGACCCGCTCGGCAACAGCGTGGTCGGCACCGGCCCGGTCACCGTCCACCTCGGCCCGGTGACCCAGACCGAGGCCCGCGACCTCGAAACGAACGAACGCCTCGTCATCGCCGAACGCGAGGTCGTCGTCGCCTACGAGTTCACGCCCGTCGCCCGCACCATCACCGCGCCCACACCGTAGGAGCAACCATGTCCGACACCAGCATCCACACCGACGTGGTGGTGGAGGGGGACTGGGCCACCGTCACCGTCCACCACCCCGCCGATCTGCCCGACGTCGCCGCCCGCCTGCTCGCCGCCTCCGACGAGAACGGCGGGGTCACCACCATCACCGGTGCCGCGATCGGGTTCCGCGCCCCACTGGAGGTGGTCCGCGCTGCCGGCCTCGACACCGACGAGCCGGAGAAGCCGCGCAAGCGCAGCACCCGCAAGGCGGCACCCGCCGCTTCTACCGTCACCACGACCGTTACCACCAGTGAGGAGACCCACCGATGACCGCATGGAACGTCGTCAAGGGAAAGCGGCTGCGGGCCACGCGCGTCGACGCGTGCGGGCTCCCACTCGCCGGCCCCAAAGCCCAGCTCGTGACCAAGGGCTTCGTCACCGTCAACCTCGAACCCGAATGGGAAGACGCCGAGGATCTGATCCAGAAGAACGCCGACGGGGAGATCGTGGTTTCCGACCGCACCCCGCCGGAGATGAAGTGGCTCAACACTTCCGTCGAGTTCTGCAACGTCGATCCCGAGCTGATCAACATGCTCACCGACTACCCCCTCGTTCTCGACTGGGCGAACCTGCCCGTCGGCTACCGCATCACCGACAAGGTGAAGGTCGACGGCGCGGTCGCGCTCGAACTGTGGGCCGGCACCGCCGGATCCGACTGCGAGGTCCCCACCTCCGACGACATCTTCGACAACGCCGGCAACCTCACCAGCTATGGGTACTTCCTGCTCGGCGCGGTGAAGGAAGCCACCCTGTCCGGGATCGAGATCGGCGCGAACGTCGCCACCTTCACCCTCGAAGGCATCGCGGTGTCCGCGCCGCGGTGGGGCAAGGGCCCGTACAACGTCGTCCCGGTCGACGCCTCGAACACGCCGGGTAGGTTGCTGGTGCCGTTGGGTGCGAAGCAGTTCCTGCACAAGCAGCTCACCACTGTCGCACCCCCGGCGGTGACCGATGGTGCGGTGACGCTGACGTTGCCGTCGCCGTACTTCACGGCTCCCGTGGACGAGGTGCAGACGGTGACGGTGACCGGTGCGACCGGTGGCACGTTCACGCTGACGTTCGACGGTGAGACCACCGCGGGGATCGCGTACAACGCGGCCGCGTCGGCGGTGCAGTCGGCGCTCGAGGCGCTGTCGAACATCGGGGCCGGCGACGTCACGGTCACCGGCACGGCGGGTGGTCCGTACACGGTCACCTTCGCCGGGGCGCTGGCGGACATGAACGTGCCGGCGATGACCGCGGACGGTGCGTCCCTGACGGGCACCAGCCCGACGGTCACTGTCACGACCAGCACGCAGGGCGGATAGCCCACAACACCGGACGGCGGCCCGCCCCCAGACGCCGGGGGCGGGCCGCCCACCAGGGGAGGACACGATCATGGCGGATCCGGTGTACGGGGAGTTCGTCACGCTCCGCGGTCTGATCTCGCTCGCGGGTTTGCAGCGTGGGCAGTTGAAGACGGTGGTGTGGAACAAGCAGAACGAGCAGCTGGTTGCGCTGGGCTACGCGGAGATCTACACCGGCACGGGTGCACCGCCGCCGGTGTCGGATCCGTACGCGACGCGTGAGTGGGTGCAGTCGCAGCTCGCCGACGTCGAGGTGTCGGATGCGGATCTGGCGGCGACGGTGGCGGCCGCGTCGGCGACGCGCACCGCGGTGGACGCCCGGGTGCGTGCGGTCGGAGATGCCACATATGCCCCGCGAGACCTGGCGTCGTTCGTCACCCTCGGGGACTCGCGCACCCTGCTGAACGGGCAGCCCGCTGGTCCGTCGAACTCCTCCGGCTACATCGCCAAGGAAAACCGGGGCTACATCACGCAGGCGATGGTGATGCTGCGCCAGCGGATGCAGTGGCTCGCCAACGGCGGTGTCGGCGGCGACACGGTCGGCATGATGCTCGCCCGGACCGACGACCTGCTCGCACTCGACCCCGGCTGGCTGATCGGGATGGGGGTGATCAACTCGATCAACACCGAGGGCGCCACCTCGGCGACGATCATCGGACAGCTCGAGCAGATCTTCGACAAGTGCGCCGCCAAGGGCGTGCGGGTCGTGTGGGGCACCGATTGGATCAGCGGAGGCACCAACACGACCGACAAGAAGAAGGCCGCCGCCGAGGTCAACAACTGGCTGCGCCAGGAAGCTACCCGCCGGCCGAACTTCTACCTTGCCGAGTACGCCGCCGTCATGGGTGACACCGAAACCGGCATCATCCCCGCCTCACTCGGGCAGGACTTGCTACACCAGGACGCACCCGGCGCTCACAAGATGGCACAGGAGTTGGTCCGCGTGCTCGACCCGCTGGTGCCGCGATCGGACCGGCTGCTGACCTACAACGCCGATCCGACGAACTACCTGACCAACGGGATGTTCACGGGGAATGCGGGTTCGGGTCTTGCACCGAACTGGTCGAAAGGATCATCCACGGCGACGTACGCGAAGGTCGCCCGCACTGACGGTGTGGTTGGCGAGTGGCAGCAGGTCGCGTGTACGGCCGAGACAGTGACCTCGTTGATGCAGCAGGTCACACTGTCTACGACCGATCTGGTCGAAGGGGTCCCGGTGTTCGGGGAGATCGAGTTCGAGACCGATGAAGCAGGGTGGGACGCGACCGAACTTGCCCTCCAGCTGCAGACCATCGGCGGGCCGGGCGGGTCGACTTCCAACGCCAAGGTGGTAGCCGACATGTATCGCGCTGCCTCGCAGCCGCTTGCGCAGCCGCGCATCGCGAGCGGTGTGCTGCGCACTCCGACATTCCCAGTCAGTACCGGAGCGACCCACCTCCAGTTCTCGATTCGGATGCGCGGCACCGGCACCTACCGTGTGTCCCGTGCCCGGATCGCCCGCGCCGGCTGACCCCGCCCGTAACAGCTCGTTGCGTGCGAACATCGCGACATGGGAACGAGAAAATTCGAGGCCACAGAAAAGCGGTGCCCGAACTGTGGAGGCGAGATGGAGTTCGAGGTTGATGTCGAACCGTTGCTGGGCGGCTCTGTCGACCGGACGCCTATCGGCTACAACTGCACAGGCGACTGCGGCCGGAAGTTCCACCCACATGAGGTTCCTTGATCCACTCGTAACGAATCCTTTCGGACGGCCCCACGATGCAGAGACAACGGCGTGGAACCGCGCCGCGCGGACCCTGTGCGGACATGGCTGACAGCCGGGCCACCGATAGATTTGCCGGATGATCAACGAACCACCGTCCGTGCCCGAGACCCTCCTCAAGGCTGGGGTGTCACTCATTCCCACCGTTGGCGGAGCGCTCGCAGTGATCATCCAGGACATATCCGATCGTCGCGCCTACAAGGCACAGGAAACCCTGGCATGGACAGTCGATGCTGTCGGCGAGTCAAGGCTGAGGCAGCTGGCTGAGAGCGATTCCGAGTTCGACGCGTTACTCGCGGACATGATGTTCGCGGCAGTCCGTACTGGCCTCGACAACAAGAGGCGCGTCCTCGCCAAGGTCGTTGCCAACGCAGCAACCAGTGACGAACCGATCGATACCGCCCAACTCGTAGTTGCGGCGCTCACCGAACTCGATGGCCCGCACATCCGCGCATTGGCACGGATCCGTGCAGCGGAAGTCGCGGCGGAGGGCACTGAGGTGCCGGCAGGAGAACGAGGCTTCTCGGACCCTTCGGAGAACGCTGCTTTCCACGCTGGCCATAAGGAACCCACGCCAGTTCTGTCGACTCTCGTTAGGACCGGAGTTGTGGATCCCGCGACAGTTGTAAGTGGAGGTGTTGCTATCAGGGGGACGACACCGTTTGGGCGGGAGTTGTTGGGCTACCTTGAGGATGAATCGAAGCCGCTGTCCTGAGCCCGTTATGCATGCGCTCGCAACGCATCCGGACCTCGTCGCTATCCGAACCCTCCAGCCCAGCCGCATCCGCGCGCGCAGAACCCCACCACGCCGATGTCGCGGCAGGAGCCGTCCGCGAACGACATCACCTCCCGAGTGGCGGCAGCTTCGGCCCCACATGCGGGGCAGCTGTACCCGATCGCGGGCATGGACTTCGCCTCAACCGGCCATAGTGTCTCCCCCATAGAGACGAACCTACTCGCCTAGGCAACCGGTTGGGCGGTATCTTTCGGCGAACGCTCAGCTGGCCGACCGCGACGGATCGTCGTCGCGGTGCTCGAGCTGGCGGGACTTCTCGCGTTCGTCGCGCGCTCGGATGACACGTCCGAACACCACGGCCGCGGCGACGGACAGCGCGAGCCACCCGAGCGGCAGCCAAACGATCCAGGTCATGCCCGGTACAACGGAACGTACCGGGGTAATGTTACCAGTGAGTAGAGTTCTCACCCGCGCTTTCATCCTCTGCCGACGGGAGGCTCGCAGGGGCTCCGCGCACGGGAATGGCGGGGGTCTTGCGCGTTCAGCGAGGTGGGCTGTAGGAGTCCGGACGTAGCCGTCCGTATCGGGTGGCCGGACCGACTGTGCGGCCCCCTGCGGCGCACAGACCGATCCGGCCGAACCAAGGATCCCACGCAGTCCCGCGAAGTGGAGTTCGCGGAGAAAGCAGAGCCCCGCCGGGGACCGAGTCCACGCCGGCGGGGCTCCCGGCCGCCGGCAGGGGGATGCGGCGGCCGATACCGCCCGAATACAGGGGGATGTACGGGCGGCAACCCGGAACTTTACTTCATCTTTGAACCAGGCTGAAGCCCGCCCACAGTGTCCCTCCGTCGGTGCGGCCGGTGGAGGCGCCGACCGCACCGCCGGTGACGCCCGCGGCGTCACACGGATCCCCGCCGTCCAAACTCCACAGCCGGGCAGGCGCACAACGTCGGGGTTACGCACTGCCGAAGGTGGAGACGCGAGGAGCCGAACGCGATGTCCAGCCCTCCCCGGCAGTCCACCACGCCTCGACGAGGGGAAGATATCGACAAACCGGGCGTAACGCCAACAGGTAGCTGACCGCTCGGATCACACGACGCGCGCTGCGTGCGCCTTCGGGGTCCTCCCGTAACGGCTCGCAATTGGCGGCCGGCTCGCACTGCGCAGCCCCCTGCGAGGCACAGTCCGAACCGGCCGGTCTCCAGCCTTCCACGCCCACCCGGGATGGGGACGGTATCGGACAGAAAACCCCGCCGGAGAGAGAGTGGGGGCAACTCCGGCGGGGCCTCGGTCACCGTGCAGGGGGAGTGACGGTGACAAGACCAACGGTATCGAAGGCCGGGCGACCTCGTGGGAAATCGGCTCACGAACCCCGCTCGAATAGGTGAAGCCCCGCCGGTGATCTCTGTGAGGAGCCGTCCGGCGGGGCCTGGCCGCCGGACGGGGGAGAACGGCGACCAAGATCAACTCTAGGCGGGCGGCAGCCGGCGTGCAGACCTCCCGTCAGCACCGGCTCACGATGGGCTGGCTGTACGAGTTCATGCTGATCATGGTGAACGGCATGGCGTGCATGAGCGGGCTGATCCCGGACATGCCGCAACCGCGAAATGTGGGGGGTGCAGCCCTTCAGGGAGGACGAGTCCACGCACGCTCGGCGGCAGGCCTCGACACGGGAGAGCCTCGCCGTACTGCGCGTCGCGGCGAGGCCCAGCCGCCGAACGAAGGGAGAGGCGGCCGAGGTCAACTCTATGCATGCGGGTCGCGGGCCCGCAGCGCATCGGGATCACTCATCCGCGACGTCTACCGAAGCGCCGCGAGCCGCTTCCTGAACCACAACGCCACTGTCCGGGGACACCCTCGATACCCCCGGACATTGAATGCGTACCCGACGAGGGCAATCGAAAACACTATCTGCCGGTCCTACCACGGACCCCTGTCCGCTTGTATGTACGCGCCAGCCGCAAATCCCTAAAATCGGGAGCGCGCCCCGTCCTCTTCGGAGGGCGGGGCGCGTTTGTCGTGGGGGCGATGTTTCCGTCGCTCCGTGCGGGGGCGACTACTGCCCGCGGGGTCCGCGCGCGGAGTAACAGACCCGGTCGGACCGGCGATTCAGGATGTGTCGTAGATTGCCGCTACGGTCCGGTGGGCCGTGGGCATAATGGGGTAGATCCGGTGGGGAACGGAGGTGAGTGCAGTGACAGAGACACATCGCGCGCTGGATATCGCGAAGTGGTTCGTGCTTGAGGCGGAGAAGCGGAAGGCGGAGCTGTCTCACCTGAAGTTGCAGAAGCTCCTCTACTACGCCCAGGGGCACGCCTTGGCGACCCTGGGGGTGCCGGTCTTCGACGCGGAGATCGAGGCCTGGTACCACGGCCCGGTTGTCGTCGAGGTGTATCGGGCGTTTCGCGAGTTCGGCTCCGAGAACATTCCCGCATCGGTGGCGGCGTCCTTCTCGCAGGACCGCATCGACCGGGAGGCCCGCCGTCTGTTGGAGACGGTCTGGTCGGAGGAAGGCAGTAAGGCAGCGTGGGTGCTTCGGGAAAAGACCCATGCCGAGGCGCCCTGGAAGGATGCGTACGTTCCTGGAAAGAGGCATGTCGTGATCTCGCGGGAATCGATCCGGGAGTTCTTCACGGAACAGCACATGGCTCCGAGCCTGTCGATCGACGACGCGTTTGCCGAGTGGGTGGACGAGTCCCACGACCTCGCGGAGGTATTCCTGCCGGCGGCTGACCGATCCTGGGATTGGTGACTGGCATCCTTGGAGGACTTCGACACGAACCCGCCGCGCCGGGGCGAGATCTACTGGGCCGACCTCGATCCAGCTCGCGGGTCTGAACAGGCGGGCCATCGGCCTGTGCTGGTGATCAGCTCGGACGCGTTCAACAAACACATGCGCACAGTTGTCACCGCCGCGATGACGTCGAAGGTGAAGGACTCCGTACGGGAAGGGCGCAGCCCGGTGTCGGTGTACCTGCCGACGGGGCAGCCGATGGAGAAGGAAGGCGCGGTGCTCGCATTCCAGATCACCACCCTCGCGCGCGAACGCCTCGAGGACTACGGAGGGGAACTGACCCCCGAGCAGATGCGCGAGGTCGATCGCGCGCTCGCTGCATCGTTCGGACTCGCGAGTTGGTCGGGTCACCCGATACCGAACGGCCGCGGCAAGCCCAGCAGATAGTCAGAAGGAGTCCGCTCCGGGGCGTTTCCAGAGGCCGGTGTGTGTTGCGAACCATGCTGGTGGCGCGGTGTTCTCGGCCGTCGGTACCATCGCGGTCGGCGCCTCGAAAACGAGTGCGGGACCGGGCGGTGCTGGAATACCAGGCCAGGGCCTTACCGCCCCCCGACGCGGGGATCCGTTGCGGGACGTGCAGATCATGGCCCGGCACTCCGACCCTCGCATGACCAGCCGCTATGACCGGGCCCGACACAACCTCGCCCGACACGGGAACTACGTGCTCGCCGCATACCTCGGCGGCGCCGCGTAGAGGCGTAGTGGGGGTCACCCCGGGCACCTACCGTCGCGCGCATGATGCTTGAGGTCGGGATGCCTGGGGGTGCCCATGACGTGTGACTGGCCCGTCGATCGCACCTGCCTCCCGACCATCGCGGCACTACCCGACACGCCGACCCCGGAGCAGGTCGCCCAATTCGAAGCCGACCACCTTCGGATGCAGGCCGCGGTCGACTCCGCCGTCACCGTGCTGTGGGCGCTCACCGGCCGCCGATTCGGCGCCTGCCCCGTCGTCGCCCGCCCCTGTCCACGCCGCCCGGATCCGATCACCGGGTGCTGGACGCCCGGCATCGGGTTCATGCCCATCCTCGACGCCGGGGTATGGCGCAACGTCGCCCTCGCCGCCGGCACCTGCGACCCGTACGGGCCGAACGTCATCGACCTCCCCGGCCCCGTCCAGGAGATCACCACCGTCACCGTCGACGGTGTCGTCCTCGCCCCGGACTCGTACGAGCTGCACGGTGACCGGTTGTACCGCGCCGGCGGTCAGTCGTGGCCGGGACAGGATCTGTCGCTGCCACCCGGCGCCGCGGGGACGTGGTCGGTGGAGTACCTGCGCGGCACCCTGCCCCCTGCCGGGGCTGCGCACGCCGTCGGGCAGCTCGCGGTCGAGTTCTGGAACGCCTGCTCCGGCGGTAAGTGCCAGCTGCCGCGGCGCGTCACCTCCATCAGCCGGCAAGGCGTGACCGTGCAGAAGGTCGACCCCACCGACCTGATCTCCGCCGGACAGACCGGCATCCCCGAGGTCGACCTGTGGGTGTACGCCCTGAACCCGAACAAGCTCGCCGCCCCGCCGCGGGTCATCTCTCCGGATGCGAGGCCGCGATGAACTCCCACCAGCGGCTGCTGCGGCTGGTCGCGATCACCCTCGAGGAGCTGCGCGCCCAGTTCGTCGACGCGACCCCGCTCGGCGGAAAGACGAACGAGCCGATGTTCGCCCCGGGTGCGTTCTACGCGGCCGACACCTACGACTACGACGGCTGCGCGGGACAACCGGTGGTGAACGTGGTGCGGATCTACCCGACCGCCGGCCGCGGCGGCGGACCGCTCGACGAAACCGCCACCAGCGTGCCGTGCGGCACGGTGTGGGCGGCGATCCTGCAGATCGGCATCGTCCGCTGCACCTCCGTCATGGACGAACGCGGCAACGTCGGCGACCCCGCAGACATCCAGAACGAAGCACTGGTCCTGCTCGACGACGCGGCCCGGCTGCGGGCGGTGTGGTGCAACGTGATCGCCCGCGCCGACGACGAGGACATCTCCTCCGCCGCGCTGGTGGACGCATTCGAACCGGAGGGGCCGGACGGCGGACTGGTCGGTGGCCGGCAACCCGCCCGGTTCCAACTCGCATAGGAGGCATACCCATGGCGCAGGTGTTGATCAAGGGAAGGATCGCCACCGTCGAGCTCGGTGTGGGGGAGGAGACGGTGGTCGAGCACACCGCCCGCATCGAGCAGCTTGCCGAACTCGGCTACATCCGCATCGTCGGGTCCATCGCCGGCACCCACACACCACCACCGGCGTCCCTGGCCCCCGCAGTGCAGGCGGCGGCCGACGACAAGGACCCGGTCGACCCCGAGGTCGAAGCATCCGCCACCGAGAGTCTCGCGGCGGACGGCGAGGTGCCTCCGCGGTCGGGCCGCGGCTCCCGCCTGACCGCCTGGCAGCGATTCCTCGACCATCGGGACATCACCTACCCGGCCGACGCGACCCGCGACGACCTCGTCGACCTGTGGGGCACCCACCTGCAGGATCAGTCGTGACGCTCGAGGAGCAGATCACCGACTGCCTGCTCCGGCTCCGCCGCGCCCGCACCGAACACGCCCGCATGCTCGCCCGGGGCGCCGGCAAGAATCGGATCACGGAGGTCGCCGACGCCGTGAAGCTCCTCGACGACCGTCTCGACACCCTGCTCTCCCGCGTCCCCCGCACACCGATCGAACAGGCGGTACCGGCATGAGGATCCATCTCGACTACGACGGCGACTACAACCAGGACGACGCCGCGCTGCGCCAGTGGTTCGTGCGGGAGGTCGGGGCCAAGACCCAGCGCGCCACCCGCAACACCATGAACCAGGCCAAGACCAACGCCCCCGTCGACGTCGGCACCCTGCGCAACTCGCACCGGCAGGACCCGGTGCGGATCGCGGGCTGGATCATCGACTCCGCGGTGGCGGCGACGGCGCGGCACGCGCTGTGGGTGCACGAGGGCACCGGCCCGCACCCGATCCGGCCGCGCACCAAGAAGGTGCTGTCGTGGAAGGGCCCCGGTGGTCGGGTGTTCGCCCGCTCGGTGATGCACCCCGGCACGACGGCGCGGCCGTGGCTGCTCAACGCGGCGCGGGTTGCGGCTGGAGCCGAGGGGTTCTCGGTCACCGAATCCTGACGCGGGGTCGTCACCTCGGGGTCGCATGATGCGCGCCATGACCACCACCCCTGAGAACGGCATCGAACTGGAACGTGAGCTCGCGAAGATCTCGGCCGAGCGTGAGGCCCTGGAGAAGCGCGAGGCCGAGCTCGCGGCCCGCACCGGCGGCGACACCCCGTCGGCCGACACCCATCCGGACACCGACAGCGCGGACGACGGCGACGACGAGGAGGCGCCGCCGTGGCCGCACGACACTGTCGAGTTCGCCGGCGAGACCTGGGAAGTGCGCTACCCGACCACCGACGCCGCCCTGGTGTGGAACATGCAGGTGTCCAAGCACGCCCCGGCCTCGGTCCGCAACGACGCACCGATGGTGTTCCTGTCCAAGCACATGTCCGAGAAGTCCCTGGCCCGGATGCTCGAGCGGCTCGCCGACCCGGACGATGCGGACTTCGGATTCGACAAGCTCGACCAGCTGCTCACCACGCTGTTCACCGGGGAGACCTCGCGCCCTACCCAGCCGTCGTAGCCCTCGCCCAGGCCACGACGGAGCAGTGGCCCCCGCTGCGTGCCCGCATGGTGCTCGCCGGGATCCACGACCCGCTGCGCATGCTCGGCTTCCACCAGCTCCTCGACGTCGTCGAACAACTCATCCTCGAGACGATGGCGCCGGAGGAGCGGCAGAAGTACATGCGGCAGATGTATCCGCCGCCACCGATGCCGGATCCGGACACCGATACTCCGCCGCCGGGGTGGAGCCGGGAGGACGAGATGGCCGCGTTCACCGACGGGTGAACGCGGCACCCTCACCTCGTACCGTCCGCGGCCATGACGACCGTCGGCGAAGCGAAACTCAAACTCTCTGCTGACGGTTCGTCCCTGCCCGCCGAGGTGCGGGCCGCGGTCGCCGCCGCGCTGCGCAACATCAACGAGACCCTCAAGGTCGAGGTCGACGCGGACGTTTCCCGCTTCGAGTCGAAGATGGCGACGGTGCTGCGGCCCCGCGAGGTCGACGTCGATGTCGATGTCGACCGCACCGCGTTCGACCGGTTCCTGCGCGACATGGACCGCGCCGACAAGGAATTCGTCGTGCGCGTCGCGTTGCTCGGCGACACCGACGTCGGGGACCGGTTCTCCGATCAGAGCATCGGGGTGCGGCTCGACATCCAGAACGCGGGGGCGTTCAACGCGCAGATGGCCACCCTCACCCGGCCACGGCAGGTCGACGTCAGCATGAACGTCGACCAGTCGCAGCTCGGGGCGTTGGCCGCGGTGCAGAATCGCACGGTCGACATCCGCGCCAACCTGACCAACGCCGGGCAGGTCGAGGCCCAACTCGCGTACCTGACTCGGCCGCGGTCGGTGAACATCGGTATCGACGTCAACCACTCTCAGCTGCAGATGCTCACCCAGATGCTGCAGTCGCTGACCAACCTCGGCGGGTCTCTCGGCGGCGGCGCGCTGTCGTCGGTCGGGTCGATGCTCGGTGGCATCGCTTCGGCTGCGACCTCGGCAGTCGGGGCGATCGCGATGGTCACGACCGCGGCCTCGGCGGCGGCGGTCGCCGCCGGCGCGATCCCCATCGCCCTGGCCGGAGCCATGGGTGCGGTCACTGCCGCCGCCGGTGCGATGTCTGCAGCGATCACCGGCGGCATCGCGGGGTTCATGGCGTGGCAAGGCGTACTCGCCGACGACCGCGTGTACGACAACATGATCGCCAACCTCGACAAGGTCAAGCAGCGATTCTCCGAGATCGCTGAGCGGCTCGGACCAGCCCTGACCAGGATGTTCGATTCGCTGCCGGGAGTGTTCGACCGAATCGCCCCCTCGTTGGAGCGGATCACCGACGGTGTCTCCGGCCTGATCGACCACTTGACCGGCAAGCTCCCGGAGATCGCGGATCAGCTCGGCCCCGCGCTGGAGAAGGCCTTCCAGGCCGGTGTGCCGCACATCAAGAACCTGATCGACAACCTGCCGCGGCTGACCGAGGCGTTCGGCAACTTCATGTCGAAGTTCGGCGACCCGGCCGTGGTCGAGGCTGCGAACCGGGTCTGGCAGAAGCTGCCCGGCATCCTCGAGAGCGTCGGCGACGCCATCCCCGCCGTCGCGCAGGGCTTCTCGGACCTGATGGGCTGGATCGACGCCGGCAACCTCGACCCGTTCATCCAAGGGTTCAAGGACCTGTGGGCGGAGCTGTCCTCGGCGGACTGGTCCGGCACCATCGATTCGATTGCCAACCTCGCCAACACGTGGGGCGAGTTCATGTCCAGCATCGACGGGCAGTCGGTCGCCGACGGCATCACCGCGGTCGCGACCGCGTTCGACGCTGTCCTCAACGCGGGCATGGCCGTGAAGAACACCCTGGACGGGATCTGGGACGTCATCTCCCCGAAAAACGTCATGGGCGAGATGCGTGAGATGGCGCACGCCATCCTGGGCATGCTCAAGGACACTTTCGGGAATCTGCCGTTCATCGGGGACGACATCTCCAAGGCCATCGACGGGGCGCTGCAGAAGCTCGGGCCGGTGAAGTTCAAGGCCACCCCGGAGATCGACAAGGTCGGCGTCGAGAAGCTCGAATCCATGCCGGGTCCGAAGATCAAGGTGGACGTCGAGCCGCAGTGGCATGGTCTGACGACGAACAAGCCGCCGAAGGTCAAGGTGGACATCGAGACCGACAGTCACAAGATCCCGGTCGAGGTCGACGTCAAGCCGTTCAAACTGGATATCCCGCCCAAGGCCAAGGTGATGGTCGACGTCGAGTCCACCCCCTTCAAACTCGACATCCCGCCGAAGACGAAGGTCATGGTCGACGTCGAGCAGACCGCCGGGTTCAAGCTCGACGTGCCGCCGAAGGTGAAGGTGATGGTCGAGCCGGACGGCTCGGGGTTCTTCAACTTCGCGCCGCCGCAGCCGCCGCCGGTGAAGGTCAAGGTCCTCGCCGACACGGCCGGGTTCTCCGCGGATATCGATTCGAAGACCAAGGTCATGAAGACCGTGACGATCCCGATCGCCTACGGTCCGCTGCCCGCCGCGCCGCAGATTCCGACTCCGCCGACGGTGCCGGTTCCGCTGCAGTTCCAGGTGCCGCCGATGCCGGCGATCCCCTCGCCACCGCCGGTGCAGGTCCAGGTCCACACCAACGCGGACGAGGTCACCGGGAAGATCAACAGCATCCCAGGGTCGAAGGTCACCGCGCACACGGTGACGTCGAACGTCGGCGCGGTGATCGGGCAGATCGCGTCGATGCAGTCCGGCACCAGCTCGTTCCATTCGGTGTCGTCGAACGTGGGGGCGGTGGCGGCGCAGATCTCCTCGCTCAACGGCCGCAACACGAGCTCGACGCACACCATCCGGGTCGTCGAGACCGGCAGTGGTAAGCGGATGGAGGACGGCGGGTTCAACTTCCGCTCCTACGCGGCCGGGGGAATCACGGCGCTGGAGAAGTACGCGAACGGCAAGCTGCCGTCGGCGGCGACGATCATGCGGCCACGGCGTCGGCTGATCCAGTGGGCCGAACCCTCGACGAAGGGGGAGGCGTTCATCCCGCTGGCCCGGTCCAAGCGCGCCAGGTCGCTCGACATCTGGGAGCAGACCGGTCAGATGCTCGGGGCGTGGGATCAGGTGTATGCGTCGATGGCGGCGCGCGCGGCGGGGGCGCCGTCGCTGGCACCCTACGCGATGGCGGCGGCCGGTCTGGGCAACGCAGGAGGAGTCGGAACGAACCGGACCGAGGTGCACGCGCCGATCACGATCCAGGCGGCGGCGCAGCCGGCGACCACGGGGTGGGCGGTGCAGTCCGCGCTGACCTCCCGGCTGAGAGGGTAGAGGGAGATGGCGTACCGAGGCCTGTTGTTCTACGGCGACACGGAGCTGATCAACTCCCGCCGCACCGTCGCGCACATCCTCAACGGCGTGAGACCGCTGTCGTTGGAGGTGCGGCACGACGACTCGTGGCCCCACACGGCGCGGCTGCTTTCGCACGCGCCGTACGTGATGCCCGACGAAGCACCATGGCACACCCCTGGCAATCCCGACTCGCTCGAGTTCGCCGGGGTGTGGCCGATGTCCGTCGACGGCCTCGACACCTCCACCTTGTCGCGGGAGATCGTCGAAGGGCTCGGCGACGGAGCCACCACGGGTGTGACCCGTTTCGGGTCGAAACAGATCACGATCACCGCGCTGCTGGTGGCGTCGTCCGCGGCCGGTGCGGAGTTCGGGTTGCGGTGGCTGACAGAACGGCTCGCCGACGCCTCGGAAGTCGGGACCGGGACGTCGTTGCGGTTTCTGTCCGCCGCCCCCGAACTCGATCCGAATCTGACAGGTGTGGCGACACGGGCAGCGATGGCCGGGCGGTGGCGGACGCTGTACCAGGTGGTGACCACGGCGCCGCCGACGGTGACAGGCCGGTTCGGATTCACCCGGGGGCAGGACACCCAGGCATCGGTGTTCGCGGTGTCGTGGACGATGACTGCGCTGATCCCGTACGTCTTCCACGACCCCGTCGTCGCGATCGCCGGCTCGTCGTTGACCGGGATCTTGACGTCGACTCCGACCTGGACGGTCGCGGTGGACGGAGAATGCGACGGCGACTGCACGGATACCGGTGCAGCAGTGCTGTTCGATCCGGACGCTGCACCGGCGGCGAGGGTGGTGCGGGAGCTGACGACCGTCGGTTCGGCGGGGGTGTGCGTCCCGCTCGAATCGAAACGGATCGCGCAGGCGTTGCCGGCGGACACGGGCCGCGCGGCGCGTCCGGATGTGGTGCGGGTGGCGGTGACGACTGGTGCGCAGGTGGCGCGGGGACTGCGGCTGCAGATCGTCCCGGGCACAGGCATCGAGGCGTGGGAACTGGCGGAGCGATGCGGCGCGCTCACCGAGATCGGCATCTCCTACATCCCCGCAGGGTCGACCCTGACCCTCGACGGTGCGACCGGCACCGCATGGTGCGACACCGCCGATGGCCGTATGGACGCGGCCGCGGTGGTGCGGGGAAGTGGTGGCGCGCCGTGGCGCTTCCCGCTGCTCGACGACATCGGCAGCTACGGGGTGTTGCTCGATACACCGGCGTCGCTGACCGAGTTGACGGTGGATGTGTGGACGATCGCGAGGGAGTCGTAGACGATGTCGGGGTTGCTCGGGGCTGTGTCGCAGCGCGTCACGTTGACCGACTACGCGGGGGTGTTGCTCGCCGAGATCCCGGCATCGGACACCGCCCGGGTGGAGTGGACTCGCGAATCGCGGTCGGTGTCGGTGGCGTCGACTGCGGTCGTCGCCACCGACCAGGTGGCGCGGGATGTAGAGCCGTGGGTGCATCGGCTCAACGTCTGGCGCGGTGAGCAGCTCGCGTGGACAGGTCCGGTGATCCGCACCGCGGCAGTCGGTACGAAGTTGACTGTGGCGGCAGCCGACCCGGGGGTGTGGTTCGAGCGCCGCAAGATCAAGCGGGGCCGACTGTTCTCGAATACCGATCTGTCGATCATCGCGGCGCAGATCATCGAGGACGCTTTCGAAGGCGACGACCCGGACCGCATCGTCGACCGTATGATCGTCGCCCCGACCGGTGTCTTCAGCTCGGTGACCATCACCCCGAATACCCGATATGTCTCCGAGCAGCTCGCTGACCTCGCCGACCTCGGGTTGGTGTGGCAGTTCGTGGCCGGGGTGCTCATCGTGGGTCCGGCTGTCGAGCAGATCGAGCTCGCGTCCCCGTTGGGGGATGAGCACTTCTCCGAGCCGGTCACGGTGATCAAGGATGGGTCCAAGACGGCGACGTCGGTGACCGTGCTCGGCACCTCGTCGTCGGCGACGGTGGGGGTAGACCCCTCGGAGGATCCGGGGTTCGGTCGGATTGAGCGGATCGTCAAGGCGGACACCGCCGATTCGGTGCAGGCGTGCACGGTTGCGGCGTTGGACGAGTTGAACCGGTCGAAGGTCACCCCGCGGTCGGTCACTGTGTCGGACGCAGCGAGGTTGTCGTCGAGCGCGCCGGTGCAGCTCGGTGACCTGATGCCGGGAGTGCGGATCCCGATCGCGACCACATCCACCGGCATCGACCTGGGGAGTGTGATGCGGCTGCAGACGGTGCGGTCGATCGCCCAGTCCGGTACCGAGTCGATCATGATCACCGTCGAGGACGCGCCGCCGCCGCGCAGCGAGACGGAGATCGCCGAGATCGCGCCGACCTCGTCGTCGCCCTACACCATCGTCACCTCCGGCGGCCCCATCGTGTGCCAGCAGGTGTGGGAGCCGACCGGTGGGTTCATCGGTGCGCTGCTCGGGTGGGGAAAGTGGGTCGAAAAGTGCACGAAGGACGGCAAACCCGTCACCCGAAGCGGCAAGGAGGAGGTCGATACGCTGCCGGCAACGAAACGCTATTCGTACACCCTGTACGTCTCGGTCGGAACCAGACCCGACTTCTACATCAACTGGGAACTGCGGAAGGTGGAATCGTGACCGAACCGATCGATGCGGCGCCGATCGATGCGGCACTGACCGCCCCGGCACCCGCCGCGGGCTCGGGTGTGACCGATCAGGACGCGAAGACCCTCGAGGACATGGCGAACCGCCTCGGCAAGCTGGAGCGGTCCACCGTGGTGCGAATCAACGAGTGGGCGCTGACCCAGGAGTACGAGACGGTTCCGCTCAACGGGCTCACCGCAGGATCTGATCCGCAGCCGCAGGTCGTACTCAAAGCCACCAACGTGACCACCGGGGAAGGGGAGATCCTGGTGCCCCCGGCGGCCACCCAGGAGTGGATCGCCTATATCGAGGCGCTGATCGAACAGAAGTACGCCGCATTGTCGTCGTCGCTGTCGTCGTTGGCGTCACGCGTGTCGTCCCTCGAATCGAGGATGTCGACGGCCGAGTCGGACATCAACGATGTGGAGTCGGATGTCCGCGGCGTCGAGCGGGACGTACGGAGTTGCTGCTCGTAGGCGGTGCGGCACCGGGGGTGCGTACGGTGCGCAGCCATGGTGAATGTGTGTACCTCAGAACAGTTCACCGAGGACGGCGGCATCCTCGGGCTGTCACCGTTCGCGTTCGCAGCGCCGGTCGCGCAGACGACCGCGACGTCGACCGGAGACGGCACGATCACCGCCCACCCCGGCGCCGGCGGCCGCGCCCTGATCGACGCGTCGCTGCACTGGGCCAACACCTATCCGTGCCCCGTGCGGGTGCAGCCGATCCTCCGGAAGCAGCGGCGGGCACTGTCGGCGACAGCCTCGAATATTCTCGTGGTGCGGGACCGGGCGACCACGCTGGTCGGGACCGACGCGCCCGGAGTCCCGATCACCGCGGTGGACCCGGATCCGACGGCGGTGTTCGACTCGGAGTGGGGTGGCGGCAACATCGTCGGCGCAGCCGCGACCGGTGATGCGACACCACGGGTGGAAGTCAACAGGTTCGCGCCGCAGCAAACCGTGTTGCTGCAGATGGTGTCTGTCGGGGCGGGCGAGTCGATCTCGGTTCGCTTCAAGGCCCGGATGTACATGCCCTATGGTGCCGGGGCTGCCGGCACCTTCCATCCGTCGACCGACGCGAACGACGTCAACAGCATCGCGGTGCTCGGGACGAGCATCGAGTTCGTGGCATACCCCACTGCCCTGTAGTGAGAATGGGAGGCAGTCGTGGCGATGATCTGCAGTAGCCGTCAGTTCACTCACAGTGCGGCGGGGGTGATGGGTCTGTCGATGCATGCGTTGCCGCGGCAGGTGGCGGTGGTTCAGTCCGATTCCGGTGGCGACGGTGAGCTGAAGTACCCCGACGATCAGGGCCGGGTCCTGGTAGACCAGGAGCTGCACTGGGCCAACACCTATCCGTGCCCGGTGCGGGTGCTGCCGGTCATCAAGCGACGGTCCAGGTTGCTGCACACCACAGGATCGGTGCTGCTTGTGGTCCGTGAGCGTGTGACATGGTTCGTCGGCCAGGACCGAGAGCAACGGGTGCAGGCTGCTGATCCGGATCCGACGGCGGTGTTCGACTCGGAGTGGGGTGGCGGTGACACCGTCGGGTCGGCGGCGACCGGCTCGGCGGTGCCGCGGACGTATTCGTGGCTGCTCGACCCGGAGACGGTGCATCTGCTGCCGTTTGTCACGGTGCCGCAGGATCGGTCGATCTCTCTGCGGCTCCGCATCGCAGCATGGTTCCGACACTACGTTGCAGACAACGCCGAAGCCGACATCAACGAGGTGTGGGTGCGCGGCAACACCCTGTCCCTCCTGGCGTTCCCCGCCCCGGAGGAGACGACGTGAGTGCACCTATCGGTGGCACCCCGGTGAAGGTGCGGGGTCTGATCTCGCTGGCATGGTTGCAGCGTGGCGACACGACCACCATCGTGTGGGACGCCACGGCTGTCGAGCTGGTCAACGCCGGCTACCTGGAGATCCTCGAAGTCCTTCCCGTCGATCCGGGGGAGCCGGCCCCGACGGTCGCACAGTTGCAGGCTGCCGTCGTCGCGGCCGAGCAGGCCCGCGACGAGGCGGTAGCGGCTCGGGATCAAGTCGTCGTCGACCAGACAGCTCTCGCCGATGCCGTCGCCGATGCGGAGGACGCGCGCGACGCGGCACTCGGGCACGCCGGGACCGCGCAGACCGCGGCGGGTGAGGCGCAAACGTGGGCGGCGGCAGCCGAAGCCGTCGTCATCGACCAGATCCCCAACGCCTCGGCGTCGACGAAGGGCGGTCTCCGCCTGACCGGGGACCTCGGCGGCACGTGGGATGCCCCCACCGTCCCCGGTCTGACCGGGAAGCAGTCCACGTCCGAACGCAATCAGCCGAACGGATACGCCGGCCTCGACGGATCCGGCCTGGTGCCGGCGGTGCTGCTGCCGTCGTACGTCGACGATGTGCTCGAGCACGCCAACCTCGCCGGGTTTCCGGCGACGGGCAGTGTGGGAAAGATCTACGTCGCGTTGGACACCGGCCGCATCTACCGGTGGTCCGGCTCCGCGTACGTCGAGATCAGTGCCTCCCCGGGCTCGACCGATGCGGTGCCCGAGGGCTCGGCCAACCTGTACTTCACCGATGCGCGCGCCCAGGCGGCGACCGCGGCGGCGATCGCCGCGAAGTACACCAAACCCGCCGGCGGCATCCCGGCTGCTGACTTGGCGGCGGCGGTGCAGACCTCCCTCGGCAAGGCCGACACCGCGATCCAGCCCGGCAGCCAGCCGTACGACGTGACATTCGTGGCGCAGTCCGGCACCCGCAAGACCGGCGCCGGCGACGTCCCACTCGGGCTCAAGATCAAACGGCCGACCGGGGTGGTGTTCTCGGAGGTGACGTTCCGCTGCGAGACCGCGGATGCTTCCGGCAACCTCGTGGTCGAGGTCCGCAAGAACGGCTCCGCCACCGGCATGCCCGCCGCGACGATCGCCGCGGCCAGCCAGGTCGCCGGCGTCACCGTCACCGGGCCGTGGTCCTTCGCCGACGGTGACGTCCTGACCGTGCACGTCACCGGTGTCGGCACCACACCGGGCAAGGGCCTGGTCGCGGACTTCGAAGGACTGGCCTGATGCCGCACCTGTTCGTCCGCGGCGGCTCCGCACTGTCGGCGATGAAGGCGCAGCGCATCACCACACAGAACCTCGCCGCCGCGAGCGTGTACGAGAAGATCGTCGGTCTGGCCGCGGTCACCGGTACGCATCCGGAGACGGTGCTCGTCGACGACGAGTTCGAGGCCAATGGCAGCGGCTCGTGGCAGCTGGACGTGGCGATCACCCACAGCACCACTTCCTCCGGGACCGGGGTGCGGTTGCTGCGCAAGCCTGTCGGCGGCAGCTATTCGGTGCTGCAGACGTGGTCGATATCCGGGACGTTCCACACCGGTGTGTCCGGGTCGATCACCGTGCCGGTCGAACGTGGGGATCTGGTGCGCGTGGAGGCGATGCACGCCAACAGCTTCACGCGGGACATCACGAGTACCGTGCTGACCGCGACGCTCGTCTGAGGTCAGCGGCCGGTGTAGAGCAACAGAGTGCCGAGCAGGAGCACGATCGTGGTCACCGTCAGTAGAACGGCCGCACTGCGGGTCGATCCGGTATCCCCGAACAGCGGCTCGTGCTCACTCCACTTCCATCGCGACATGCGCTCAGTGTCCTCCGAATCGGACCTTTCGGACCAGCGTATTTCTGCTCAACTGAGAGGGACGCGCGGGCGGTGCTTCCCGGGCCGCGTGGCTCCACCGCCCGCGCCGCCGCGAACCCTACCTCCAATCGAACACATGTGCGAGAGTATTGAGCATGGGACCGTCAATCGAGCGTGCCCCGACGCGCTGCCCGAACGGGCACTGGCTCGGCCCTCGCACCGTCCTCGTGGGATGGGTGCCGTGCGACTGCACCCCCGGCGCGGGCGGCCACCGGGTCTACACCTGCCGCTCGTGCGACGTCACCATCGGACGCCCACCGCACGTCGGTCCTCCGCGGCCCGGCGTGCAGTGGGCGACTCTGCCGCCCTAGCCGAAGGCTCATCCGTAAGCGGTCACCGAAGCGGCACTTCGACCCCACCGGAGAACATCGAGTCGTGCAGTTCCAGGTGGGAGGGAACGGCGCCGCTGAGGACGTAGGTGAATGTCCCGGAAGCGGACTGCCCGGGGTTCAATGTCGCCAGGAAGAGCTCCGACCCGAGGTTGCCCTCCGGCTCGAATTTTCGGCCCTGAGTGTCGTATAGGTACTGCGCCGAAGTATTCATGAACTGCGGTTCGTCACCGATGTTCCGGACCGTGATGTGCGCCGTGGTTCCGTCCCAGGAGTTCACGACGAACTCGAACTTTCCGTCGCGGTACGGCCGCCCGATCCCTGCCGGTGCTGCCGGAGTCCGTGCAGTTGCAGCGGCAGTCGGGCTGGGGGCAGATGCCGGCGGGGTCGCCTGGAGCGGGGCGGGGGCCGCGGTCGTGGTCCTGGGGGCGGCTGCCGTTCTCGTGGTCGTTCGTGATGACGAGGATGACTCGTCGTCGCCGGCGTTCTGGATGAGGGTGACGAGGATGCCGAGGCCGGCGAGCCCGAGGACGATCCACAGTGGGATATAGGACTTCTTCGACGGGCGGGAAGGCGGAGGTGGAGGCGGAGGCGCCAAGACGCCTCTCGGTCGGGACTGTGGTCCCCACTGGGTGCCATCCCACCACCTCTCCATGTGGGGATTCTGGGGGTCCGAGTACCAGCCGGCCGGTGGGTTCATTCCTGTCCGTTCTCACGCATCTGTTTGGGAGAGGGTCGAACGGACTGCCCGGATTGTTACAGCGTGACCCTTGTTCACAGACAGCTGAGTGCACACGAAGTTCGGTCCGATTCAGCAGTCCTCGGGGTACTCGTCGATCGACGCGATGAACGCCCACTGCTCCTGCGGAGACAACGATGACCACTCCGGATCGTCGATCATCATGTTCCTGAGTTCACGAAGGGCGTCGCGGTCGAAGCACATCTCGTCGGCGAGTTCGTCCACCCACGAGTGCAGGGACGGGTCGGGTTCCGAAGTGGGTGTCCCCGCGGTGCCGCTGCAGGCTGCGAGCATGGCGGCGAGCGCGACGGTTCCCAGCGCGCGTCTGATCACGGCTGGATCGTACGGCCATCTCCGGCACCCCGGCCTCGTACGGTCGCGAATGACTCGGGACATCAGGGGAGGGAACACCGATGGCGCCACGGTACTGGCCACTGGCCCGGGGCCACATCATCACGTCGGGCTATGGACCGCGCTGGGGCACCTGGCACCGCGGTGTGGACTTCGGTTGGCCCGGCGGATCGGCCGGCCAGCCGGTGTACGCAGTGCAGGCCGGCACCGTCGTCTCGGTCGGATGGGACCCGTCGCCGGGCGGGTTCGGCCACTACCTCGACATCGACTCCGACGACTCGCAAGGCGCGAACCTGTGGGTATACGGCCACATCGTTCCCGAGGTGCAGCGCGGGCAGCAGGTTACGGCGGGGCAGCGCATCGCCCACGTCAACGGTGACCGGTCCACGAACGGAGGTGTCGACCCGCACTGCCACGTCGAGGTCCACAACCGCGTCCGCCAGCCGTTCGGCCCCGGTCGAATGGACCCGATGCCGTTCCTGCAGGGCGCGGCCTACCCGGCCGAGGCGTCCGCACCCACACCGGAGGTTCCTGTGTCCCGCGTGCTGTATGGCATCGACGTGTCGAACCACCAGCGTGAGTTCGACTTCGCTGCGGCCAAGCGGGAAGGGTTCGTGTTCGCCACCCACAAGGTCACCGAGGGTGGCGGCTATCGCGACCCGTTCTGGCCGCGTGCCCGCGAGCAGATGCGCGAGCACTTCGCGGGTCTGTTCGGCGGGTACGTGTTCTGTCGGCGCGGCAGCCACCCCGAACGGGAGGCCGACACGCTGCTGCAGCATCTCGGCGATTCGTCGATCCCGATCCAGCTGGACTACGAGGACACGATCGGCGGCGGCTCGCTCGAGGACATGTGGGCGCGGATCCACGCGATCCAGGTCCGCGGTATGCGGGTGTTCTCGGTGTACCTGCCGCGCTGGTTCTGGCGCGACCGCATGGGCTCACCGAACCTGGCCGGGATCCCGGCGCTGTGGAACTCGCACTACGTGAGCGGCAAGGGCTACGCCTCGACGCTGTACGAGACCGCGCCCGGCACCATCACCGCCGGGTGGGCCGGCTTCCATCCCGGCGGTCCGCCGGTGCAGATCCTGCAGTTCTCCGAGACCGCCCGGGTAACCGGGCAGCTGATCGACGTGAACGCGTTCCGCGGCACGATCACCGAACTCCGCGCACTGTTCGCGGGCGACACAGGGGGTTTCCTCATGGCACTGTCCGATGCCGAGCAGCGGCAGCTGTTCGAGGCTGTGTGTAAGCCGCGGCCGTCGCTGGTCGAGCCGGAGTTCCTCGGCGGCCAGCCGCCGGCCGAACTCGACTCCGCCACCTTCGCGCGCACCGCGGACTACCAGGCGTTCCACGCCGCCCGGCAGGCCGAACGGGCCGCGGGCCTGGTCGAGAAGCTGACCGAGCGGATCGCCCAGCTCGAGCAGCGCCTGGCGAACGGAGGCAAGTGATGCTGCAGAAGATCCACACGTCCTGGCCGACGATCCGGCAGGTCATCTACTCCGTCGCCGCCGCGATCTTCGGCGGGCTGACGCTGCTCGGGGTGTTCACCGACGCCGACGTGACGACCTACCTCGGGCACACCGCCACCGTGCTCACCGGCATCGGCACCCTGGTATACATCCTCGCCGGTCTCTACACCCCGAACCCGAAGGGCGCACAGCCCCCGACGATCCGTGACGGCACCGACACGCCGGTCGACTACCGGACCGCGTCAGTGGCACACCCGGGGCCTGGTGCCGTCGTCACCGAGACGCTCCGTGTCGCCACGGAGCGGGCACAGCAGCTCGCCCCCAGTGTCGGGCAGTTGCGCGCGGAGTTGGAGCGCCGCATTTCGGGGCGCGGGTAGCCCCGGCGATGCCGTATCGGATCGTGCGCGTCGTCGCGCGGCGGCTCAACGGGCGGCGGGGCCGGTTCCTGCTCGTGCATGCGGTGGTGTTCGCGGCGATCGGGTACAGCTACCTGATCGCCCCGGCGACCTCGACGAGGAAGGGCGCCTTCGCGTGGCTGCTCGACGCGCTGCCGCTGCAGGTGCTGGGCTGGCCGTGGCTGATCGCTGCGGTGGTCGCGGTGGTGTCGGCGGCGTCGTACGATCCGCCCCGCTCGGACCGGGCCGGGTTCGTCGCGATCACCTCGGTGCCGCTGCTGTGGGGGATGCTGTTCGGGTTCGCGTGGGTGGCCGGGTTCTCGCCGACGGCGTGGATCAGCGCGGTGACCTACATCGGGTATGCGCTGATCGTGATGGTGGTGGCGTCGTGGCCGAACCCGATCGACGTCGAGGTGATCCCGACGCCACCGCCTCCTCCGCCCTCGGGTGGTGAACGGTGACCGCGGCCTCGACGATGTGGGGGAGCGTCGGTGTCATCGTCGCAGCGTTGCTGACCTACCTGGGGGTGCGGTTCTCGTCCCGTTCGTCGGAGAAGGCGGCGCAGCACACCGTGCAGGCGGACGCCTACACGAAGGCGTTGACGATCTGGGAGACGAGCGTGGCTCAGTTGACGAAGGACGTGCAGCGGTTGTCTGCGGATCTGGAGACGGCGCGGCGGGATCTGGATGCGGCGCGTGCGGAGATCCGGGGATTGGTGGACAACCGTCAGACGTGGGAGCGGCGTGAGGCTCTGCTCGAGGCGCGGGTGCGGCGCCTCGAGCAGGAGCTGCTTGCGCACGGGGTGACGCCGCCGCCGTGGGAGCAGGCGACCGGGGCCTGA